CTTGCGCAGGAATTCAAGTTGTGCCGAAGTGGGCTCCTCACGCTGCCAGTCGTAACGGTCAACGTGCTTTGCGACGGCCCAACCGAGAATTGGAGCAAGATCCGCGAGTGATTTGAGCCGGTAAAGCTTGCCGGTCTGCTTAGCCATGGCCGCCGCGAGAGACTGCTCCCGCTTTTCTTGTTCCTCACGGTTGACCTTTAGGCGGCGCTCATGCTCATCCGCCGCCTCACGCTTAGCCTCGGAAAGCGTCATTCCCTCGGCAAGCTTCTCTTCAATAATCTCAATCTCGTCCGCATCCTCGCCGATGAGGTTTGCCGGGCGCATGATGTCGTGATTTTCATGAAGGAAGAGCGGATCGAGCAAGAGGCAGTTCTCTTTACCGGGGTAAAGCCGGGTGCCGCGCCCAATAGCTTGCGTGTAAAGCGTAGTCGATTTGATTGGCCGGAGCGGAAAGATGCAATCCGTGCATGGAAGGTCTACCCCCTCGGTTAGAAGCTGCGAGTTCGCCAGGACATCAAGCTCACCGTCCTCAAACCGTTTGATCTTCTCCGCCTGATCCTTGCACTTCCCGGAGACGTAATCCGCCCGGAGACCCACCTTGCGGCATTCCTCGGCAAAGTCCCGCGCCGTGACGATCAAGGGCAGGAACGCCAGCGTGCGACGGTTCCCGGCCTTTTCCTTGAGCATCTCGGCGGCTTTCGCGAGGTGAGGCCGGATCGTGGAATCAAGCTCGTTTTCGTCGAAGTCGCCATCGCGGCCAACGTGGACGGAGTTGATGTCGATGTTGAGCGGCGCGGACTCCACAACGATTGGAGACAGAAAGCCCATGTTCACAAGCTCCAACATCCCGATCTCATAGGCCACCGTGGCGAAGGTCTTTTCCAGTCCGAGCCGGTCCCCGCGATTCGGTGTTGCCGTCACGCCGATTACCTTGGCGTTCGGAAAATGATTAATTGGCCTCAACCATGGCCCCTTGGCGTAATGGTGGCACTCGTCCACAAGAATCAGCTTGAAGTGATCCGGAGCGAATCGGCTAAGCCTCTTAGCCATGCTACCCACGGAGCCGACAACAACGTCATTGAGCATGGTGGCCCGCTCCTTGCCCATTTCCACGCCAGGGTGAAACCCATCGGCGGCGAGAGTCTGGGCAATCTGCTCGATCAAGCGCCGACGGTGCGCGATGACGAGAACCTTGTTGCCCTTCGCCGCCGCCGCTTCCGCCATCCGCGCCATGATGATCGACTTTCCGCCGCCCGTGGCGACAACGATCATGGTTGACTTGTTGGAGCGAAGCTGAACCCGAGCCGCCTCAATGGCTTCAAGCTGGTATGGACGGAGCGGGCGCATTAGTTGAGCGTGATTTCTTCGGCCTTGTGGACTTCTTCGGTTTCGATCTCGCGGGTGATCTTGATTCCCCTGGCCGCCGCCCGGCCCGAAGGCGTGCGCAGCCGAACAATCCACCCCCGGGCTTCGAGCTTGTTGAGGTGACCTTGGACGCCGCTTTGGTTCGCGACGCCAATAGCCTTGGCGATTTCTGGTTGGGACGGCGAGAAGCCGTGTTCTTTCGTGAATGTCCGGATGAACTCCATGACTTCACGCTGGCGTGGCGTAATGCTCTGACTCATGGGATACTATTAACACCTAATAATGAAAAAGCAATTCAAATTCTCTCTTGAATACCTACAAGCGGCAGTTTAACATCTGTCGAGTGCTGAGGTTGAAAACAAAGACGACACCGCCGCCCGGCGGCTGGACGGTTATTGATTCCATGGGGGATCAAGAGGGCGTCCAAGTCGAGGGATCGACGTTTGAGGAATTGGTTGCAACCTACCGGGCTCAAGCTTTGGCGCTGGGCGTTGAGTTGGCCCTCCAGTGGTGCCGTCAGCGGATCGAGCATTTGATTTGCTCAATCCACATCGACCTTTGTTGGTCGGACGCTCCAGTCAGTGAGAGGAAAAGTTACGCGGCCAAGTCGCCAAATCACAGGGAACCGAAGAAGAAGGTAAATTGCAAACGCGGATGCGGAGGGGCTAATCCAAAATGACCAAAACCGAGAAACTCTACGACGATATTCGCCGGGCTATTATTGTGTCGGCGACTCCGGATGATCCTCTTTCCTTGACGGACATCATCGGGACGATCGAACTCGTGAAGTTCGAAATCGCCGCCGCGAATTCCGACACCCAGCGTTCCGGCGTTGAACTCGAATTTGAGGATTCCGCGCTTTGAATCACGCTTTCGACATAATCTTTTGGGCGTTCGCTCACTACGTCATCACGATGCTTTTCACCGTGAGTCACATTGCGGAGGTGTTCATCCATCCAGTGACCAAGCGGGTTGACGATCTCATCGGCTATCCCTTTTCCCGCTGTCGGCTTTGCATTGGATTTTGGATCTCGATTGGGATATGGGTTGGAACTGGATTGAATCCCCTGTTCATCTACGGGATCTCGCAATATCTGACCCAAACGGAAAATGAGTGACATCGAAAACACGCCGGGCCTCAAGAAGCGCCTCGGGCATCCGCGCGTTGCTCACCGCGAATGGAAGCGCATCTGTGAAAGCGACCCCCGGGCCGCCACGCGAGAAACGCTCTTGCGCACGTTTTACCAGTATCCTCACGCCACCACGGCTGAAGAGAGGGAGGGCGCAATCCTTCGCGACCCATCCCGGGCAAATCACGGCCTGCTCAATTTCGAGGTAGAGGCGAAGAAAACGAAGCTGCTTGATGCGGTTTACGAGCGCCCGGTTGCAGCAAGAATCACCTACGCGGCGGCGGATGAGGAAGTTGCAGAACGTCGCCGCCAGGGTGAGGACAGGGGCGTTCAGAAACCACGCTCGCGGGCGGAGATTTCCACCATTCTCTCGGAGGCGTTCCAGACGTTCGTGATGGACCCGTGGGACGAGTTTGCCTACGACAAAGAGCTTCAGATCCAAGACGTCCTGCTCTTTTCGACCGGCGTCGGGATCTTCGATAACGGCACCGTCTATCCACGGTATATCCCGATGGAGACGGTAAAGCCGAACATCGGGGCCGGTTACTGGCCGGACAAGTGGGAGTTCTTTTTTGTCATCGAAGAGTTCCGGGCTTCCGATCTCTGGGACAAGGCCAACAAGGATTCCGGATGGGATAAGAAGGCCATCCTTCGCGCAATGAAGCGCACGAATCAATTCTCGCAGTGGGCACGATCCATGGCGACGGCGGAAGGCTGGCTAAAGCTCGAACTTAATGGCGAGTTCCAATCTCAGCTTGAGTGCGTTGAGCTTGATCTCCTGGCCCTTTACGTGAAGGAGTGGGACGGTTCGATTTCAAAACGCTACCTTGACCCGGAAGGTGACGGAAAATGTGACTGGTTATGGGAGAAGGCCAATTACGCCAAGAGTTTCGGCGAGATTATCGTTCTCCATGTCGATACGCTCGGCCACGGGAAATTCTACGGAATCCCATCCTTCGCTCAGCGGCTTTTCTTCCAGTGCGTTTCGCACGATCACCTGATGAATGCGGCCATCGACGCCGCCCGGGTGAACTCAATGGCGATCTTCGAGCGCCGGGGTGAATCATCCAGGCCGGTTCGCGCGTTCCGGGACAACGTGATTCTTGAGCCGGGAACAACTCCGGTTCAACAGCGGTTCGAGCTACCCGTTGCGGAATCCGCAAACTTGGCCATGGGCCTCATGTCGGGCGTTCGCGCCGCCGCCGGTCAATACCAGCAAGGGGACGCCTCCCGGGATACCGCTTACGAGGCTCGCGCCGATTTGATGTCCACGGACAAAAAGGCCAACGTGACGATGAATCGTTGGAACTGGTCCCAAACCTTCGAGCTTCGGGAAATCTACCGACGCTTGATGGTGAATGGAGACGTGCGGGGCAAGGAGCCTTACGACATCGCCAAGAAGGGCTTCATTGAATTCTGCAAGGCGAAAGGCTTGAAGGAAAAGCACTGGGCTTTTGAAAACGTCAAGATTCGCTCGATGCAGTCTATCGGTGCCGGGGAGCCTGCGCTACGGCTTGAGCGTTCGACTCGTACGCTTCAGATCCTCCGCGTGAAGCCGAACTCTCCCGGGGAGTGGAATGCTCAGCGGGACGCCGTGGCGGCACTCAACGGGATCGCCAACGTGGACGACTACATGGGCGAGGAGCGCATCTTCCCGGACGTCCACACTCGGGTAATCGGCAACGAGAATGAGTCCATGAAGGATGCCAACTTCAACGGGGCAAACTCTCCGGTTCTTTCGCAAGATCCACACATCTTGCACCTAATGGGCGACGTTCAGGACGGCGGCCAGACGCTCGGCCACCTTCCGGAATGCGCAGAGGAAGTCCAACTTGGTCTTCAGATGATGGAGAGCATGTCGCAAGTTCCGCCGTCGGATCAGCCAATCGTTGCCGACAAGATCAATAGTCAGATCGCCTACGTTGCTAATTTTATTGAGCATTCCGTTCAGCACTTGAAGTTCCTGGCCGGAGATCCAGACGTGAAGGCTAGCTACGAGGAAGCCCAAAACATCCTAGCCCAAATCATCCGGCTTCGGGACGAGCTTGTCGCCAACTTTAAGAGGTTGCAACAGGCACGCTTCCAGCAGGCCACCAAGGAACTCGGGGAAGATCCGGAGGCGGCCAAGCACCAAATCGCCATCCAGCGCGAGAAGGCCATTGCCGACATTCAGGTTGCCTCTCGCGTCGAAGAGGCTCAAGCCCGGGTGGACATCATCCGGCAAGAAGGCCAAGCCCGGATCGAGCGGACAAAAGCGGAAGCCGCCGCGAAGCTTTCCTCTTCCATGGCTCAACAGGCCAGCAAAATCGAGAGCGAAGGCGGTGAGAAGGAATGACGGCGGACGAAAAGAAGCGCAACCATGCCGCAAGGGTTTTGGCCAAAAGCCTAACCTCCAATCCAGCTTGGCCCGATTTGAAGCTGCTCATTATGGCTTCCGGGGCATTTCCTCCGGGGACGTTCCCCACGGAGCCGACGCTCGCGGCGATCCAGCTTGGCTGGCGTGAGCGCGAGACGGAATTTTTCCGAGCCATCGACGCCGCCGCCCAGCCTGACGTTGATATTAAGCCCCCCGCCTCCACGCTGGCTAAAGATTTCCAATGAGTACTCCTGCAAACATCGCAACCGTTATTGCCGACTCCCTCAAAGGAGCCGCCTCCACCACGCCAGCGCCCGCCGCTGCCGCGCCCGCCGCTGAAGTCAAGCCCGCCGCCGCGACCAAGGCGGCGTCGAGCATGGCGGAACTTGCCCGAAACAACATGGCCAAGCTTCCCACGCCTGGGGAAGCTCCGGCGACACCGGCACCCGCCGCCCCGGAAGATGGTGAGTTCACGATCGAGGAAAGCCAGTTCCCCGATCACCCGGCGTTCAAGGGTCTCGTGAAGCCGGACGGCTCCGCTGGCAAGGGGGCGCAATTCAAGTATCTCAAGGATCGAAACAAAGCGTGGGAAGCGTACGCTGCCGATCAAGCCGGTGAAGCGGCAAGGCGCGGCGGCGCATTGACCGAGCGTGAAAAGAGGCTGGCCGAAATCGACGCTGAGCTTGCCTCTGCTAAGGAGCGGCTTGCCGCAGTTCCGGAAATCGAAGGCCGAGCCAAGACGGCTGAAGAGCGCCTCGCCCTGCTCGATCTTCAGCATGATCCGGACTTCATCCGGAAATTTGGGGAGCCGGTCACAAAGCTTGAGGCTTCCGTTAGCGACACTCTCGACCTTGCCGGAAGCTCGAAAGGTCTCGTGATTTCAAAGCTCAACGAGGCGATTCGCGCGAAAGACAACGCGACGTTTGTTGCGGCGGCGCTCGATGCCATGAACGGCTTGATTCCGGAATCCGCTCACCCGATGGTGATTCGCGACCTCCGCGACCTCCGCGCCCTTTATGCTGAGCGCGACGCCGCCCTGGCTAGGCATCCTTCGATGAAGGACGTCATCGCCACGGAGAGAGCCTCGCGTCGCCGGAGCGAGGCTGAGAGCTACATGACGAAGGACTTTGCGGAGATGACGCGCACCATGGGCAACACGGCCCACGGCCTTCATGAGATGCTCAAGCAGGAAGGCGTTATCGAATTGCTGAAGCCCCACCAAGATGCGCTCGACAAGATGCGCAAGCAGTTCCCGGAAATCGTCCGCTCCACGGTGGAGAAGGTCGGTCATATCGGGCCGGAACTCATGGGTTACGCCATTCTCGGCCAGGAACTCTTGCCGTCTGTCTTCCTGATGTCCGAGATGTTCCGCGAGCACCAAGAGATGCAGGCGGAACTCAAGGACTTGAAGGCCGCCGCCGCGCTGGCGGAGAGCCGCTCAAGAGGGCGTCAAGGTGACCCTCGGCCCGGCAGTGGAGGCGGCACTCCCGGCGTCGCCCGCACCATGGGCGAACTTGCCACTCAGCGCCTCAACGAGAACTCGTAATTGCTCGACGGCCCCGCTTCCTTTTTCGGTAAGCTTGACTAAGACGCTCCGGCGGTCCATTCCAAGCTCCCGATAATGGCGGGTGACAAGGCTGTATTTCAAAGCTTCCTTGATGTAAGAGGTGGCGCACGACGGCGAAATCCCGAGGCTGTCCGCAAGATCGCCCATGTGGATTCCATTCGGATGAAGGGCTATATTCTGGATGGCGTCGGCGGCCCGGTAGGTGATTCCGATCTCTTCAATCCCTTGGCGAAGGGCGGTAAGGTATTTCATTCGGCTAAAGTAGTTGAGCGTAATTCCTGGGCAAGAAAAAAGCCGGAGGCTTTCACCTCCGGCTTTGGACTTCCACTCAACTTAGGACGCAAGATCGAGTTCCATTTGTTTGCTGGCAACCGGAAACGGAATGATGTTTGCGACGCCGCCCGGCCTCATGCGCGGCGTAATCGTTGGCAGGCCGTAGCGCCCGATACTCAACCGCTTACGAGCCCTCCTCGTTTTCGGAAGCGGCGGCGGCGTTGGCGGCGTTGGAGGAAGAGGAAGGGCGCGGATGCCTTCGGTGGTGACCTCGTAGACCGGAACCTCGCTTACCATCATGCCGCCGCAAATCACAAGGAGAAGCTCGAACATGGCGGCAAAGCCAAGGATTGCCCACTTACCCCACTCCTCAGCGGCGATCCAGTATGTCTCCCCTTCGGCCGTCGCGGCCTTAACCTGGGCCTCTTCGAGCTTGGTTTCGAGATGCTTCACACTTTCCGTCGCGCTGGCGATTTCGATGGACAAGACCTCGACCTCTGACCGGAGCCGCCGCCATGCGGGGAATTTCCCGGCAGTTGCGAGAACCTCGCGGATTTGATCCTCCGGTGGTGCCTCCTTAGCCATGTCCGCCACGGCCGCCCTGAAGCCGGTCTGAAGCTTACTCAACTCATCACGCTCATGGGCCAGCCGCTCCGCCGTGGTAGTCACCGACGCTTTCGCGATAGATGCCGGGCTGATATGCTCCAGCGTCATTCGGTTCCAAAGTGACGCCGAATCGGCGCTGATTGCCAGGGCAAGGCCGCCAATCGCCATCACGCCGCCAAGCACTGCTCGGAAGAATGATGATGGCCCGGTGACCTTTGCCGTAGCAACGATCATTGCGCCGATGGTGGCAAGGAGCGTGATTGCACCGGCACCGGCCCAGCTTAGATGATCCGGCATTCCGAAAGCCTGCTTGATGCCCCCTTGAAGGGCGGGAATGAGGAAGATAGACCCCGACAGCCACGCAAAGGCCGCCAGCCAATTTACTTTGAATTTGTTCTTCATAGGTATTGGTTCAACGGTAACACCATGCAAAGCGTGAATTCAAGCGTTCTTTTAAAAAATTCTTTGCAAGCGGGGAATTATCTGGTAATTAGGAATCGAGCTTGCCGGAAGTTGCTTACCGGAGAATGGGCCTGAATCGAGTTTGCCCGCGATTCCAAATCTGAGCGCAATCACGCTCTAGCCTTTCTCTTCACCTAAGCAATACACAACATGGGTCAGTTCACCAGCTACCAGCAAGTTCACGACCTCTTTATTGAGGGCCAGGAACTTTGGAATAAGTCGCTCATCAAAGAGCGTTACACGGGCAGCAATGCTTGGCAAGGTCGCCTTTCCGAAGGCGAGTTCCCCACCGGCCACGGCACGCAACAGCGCGGCTTCCGGCTAGGCGCGATGGCGGCTCCGACGAACATTCGTTGGCGCGACATCGTGAGCGACATCTGCAACAACAACGCGTGTTCGTTTGACCCTCAGCGGATTGAGTTCGCCGGTTCGGACGATTACACCTACTCGCTTCAAAGGACCGAATCCATTACGGATTGGCTTTGCTTGGACGGCCTACTCTTCCGCCACACTGCGGACGAGGAAGTCGCCCACATCGAGAGTCAGTTAAAGCGGATCAACCGCAACTTCGTCGAGCATTTCGACCGGGTGCGTTACATCCACTTTGTTGACAACAAGTGGGCCGGTTGGCTCCCTCCCTCGGAGCTTGAGTATTGCCAGGAGGATTGCTTCAACCAAGTTGTCAATGGGGCCAACGAAATCTACCCCTATTCGTGGCGTTTCGAGGACTACGACGACGGCCAGCCGAATGAGACCATCATTCGCGTCAACTGCCCGTGGACTCAACTCTACCGGATCACTCCGCTCTGCTTGGACATCCTGCGCCAAGTCGAGATCGAGCTGAACGCCATCGACTCCAGCTATGGCCTTTACGGCGAGTCCGAAGAGGGCGGTTCGAGCGAAGACGGAATGCTTCCGAGCAACACGACCGGCAAGATGGAAGTTATCATCCCGGACCTGAAAAGCCGCTCCCTGCTTCAGCGTGAGTACGCTTTCCAGAATCGTGCCCCTGGCTCCGATCCGATGGACAAGGTGGACCCGGCCCTCGGTATCGAGGCCACCGTGGAAAACTTCATGCTCCGCATGGACAAGGACATGATGAGGTATGCCCCTGTCGCCCCTGCTCTCCAACCGGCGGCGAACAGCTACTCGGCGGACAATCCGCTGACCTGGGCCATCCTTCGCATGGTTCCCCGGACTCGGGAAGTCGCCGCCAAGATCGGCAAGAAGAACGTCCTGAATCGTGACTGGCTCAATGCGCCTTTCGCGATCACCATCCCGTTCTCCCCTGCCGTCGGCAAGATCGAGAAGCTTCCGGACTATTCCGGCACCGGCACCGCCCGCAAGGGTAGCCACGCCATCCCGGAAGCGACGATCCAATGGCGCTCCCCTGACTGGGAGTTCAACATCAACGGCAGCTTCGGCTTCTGGCTGATGAAGCACAACCGGGCTTTCCACCCGCGCCGGACGGAGCTTGGCCACGCCATTCTTCACCGGATCGACCATCGCGTCAGGCTGATCGACGTGATGACGGATATGCCCGCTTGGCGCTCCATGCCTCGCTACGAGCCGTATTGCACCACGGCCACCGTAACCGAGACCCTGAACGTCGCCTCGACTCGCCCCATCTAATTCACGCTCAACCAAAACTGACTGAAAGAGAACTTGAAAGAGAACTAACATGAGTCTCGAACTTAATCCATTGCGCTCTTCGGGCGATGCGTTCACCACGCCAGCCAATTCGATTGGCTACAACCGGCTTTCCGAAGATCGGAAAAGCTACATCAAGGGGAAGTTTCCCCACCTGATTACCGGGGTTTTCGGTGCCTTCAAGCGCAACGGGGTCGCAGTGACCACAGTTTCGCTTGAGGTTTACACCGACGGCCAAGCCACTCCTGCGGTCGCCACCGTCAACAGCATTCCGATTCTCCAAGTCGTTAATGCGAGTGACATCATTGTCGATCTGTCGGGGGTTTCCAACATCACCCAGAAAACCTTTAACCTGATCTACCCGACGGTGAGTGTTCCGACCTTTGCCGGTCACAGCATCGCCGCCGCCGGGGATCTTCCGGACGATCGTCCAACGATTGTTGATCCGGTCACTGGCATCAACGCTTCATAAGTGTTAAGGTGGCAACATGACTCCAAAATGGGATCTTGTTATTACCTGCCACGAAGCGTATCGCCTTCCGTATCTTGAAGAGTGTTTGACGGCCTGGGATCGCATTGCGGTTCCGGGCCGTCGCGTTTTGGTCTGTGACCATTTTGCGCCGCCGGAAGACCATTTTGAAAAGCGGGTTGAGAATCGGGATGGCTGGATTGTCACTCACCACGACGAGCGGCATCCATCCATGGGAAGGAATCTCGGGATGGCATTTGGCAGTGACGCGGAATGGGTTGTCTTCTGGGACGCGGACAACCTCCCGCCGGAAGGCTTTGCCGGGAATATCGAAACGGCGCTCTCGCGGCACGACATTGGGCTTGTTGGCGTCTTCGTGACCGGCTGGACGCCGCGAGACTGCCGGGACTCGTGGGGGGTGGACACGAATTCCCTTTGGAGTAAGAAGGCCATCACAAGCGTAGGGGGCTGGAAGCGTACGCTTGTGGAGGATTGGCAACTTGGCTGGCGGATGCAGGATGCGGGCTGGCTGGTTGGCGTTCTGCCCGGCCCTCCGGTTGTTCGCCGGTCGCACAAGCTCCAGCGGACCCATGAGGACAACACCGAGGACAAGTTATGGGCCGCCCGCAACTTTGGAATCATCACGCTCATCCGAGGCGAGGAACGCTACGCGGCGGCTTGGCTTGAGGCGATCTCCAGTCACGAGCTTCCGCCGTGGTGCGGGCTTACGATCATGCTGGGGGGTGAGCCCGACTGGCAAAAGCGTTTTGCGGACAGGGTATGGCAGGCGCTCCACGGCAGGATCGAGCGAATCAACTTCTTCTCCCATGACCGCGCGAACATCGCTCCGGCCTGGGACGCCCAAACGAGAGGCGCGCGTCACTCTCGGGTTGCGACACTCTACGACTACGCTTTGTCGCACACGCCGGAGAATTGGGTTTTGACGTGGGAGGACGACATTGCGCCCCGGTCGCCGGATCTGCTCCGCCGGATGCAGGGAAGGATGATTCCAAGCCTTCCGATCGGGTGCATCTCACCCGTCTACGAGGAGCGATACCGACCCGGCTATGCCTGCCTCAGCTTCGACGAGCGGGCCTGGATTGGTGGAGTAACCGTGGAGGATGCGCTGTCCGGCGGATTCCGGCGGGTTGGATTCGTCCCGGCTGGATTCACGCTTTGGCGCAAGTCCGACATTTGCGACCGGCACGCCGTAACCGGATGGGACGCTTCATGCTGCGTGGCAGCCAAGCGGCGCGGGGCCTTTCCGTTCGTCTACCCCGAGCAAGTTGACCATGATATTCAAATGCCCGAAGGTTCTCTCTTGCCATCCGAGACCGCCCCGTCTAATCTTCCGAGATTAACGGTCGCGAGACCGATTCCGCCTATGAGGAAATAATGCAAACGCTCTCCATTGTCCTTCGCAACTCGACCGGGAGCCAACCGATCTCCGAGACCGACGCCGCCCTGGCCCTTCCGTGCGCTTTCACGATTGGCCGGGTGGTTCGATTCAAGGCGCTGGACATTCCCGGCATCACCCCGAACACCTTCATTGAGGAGATTTACGGGCGGGTGACGGTTCCCTTTAACGCGGAAACCTCCGCCTTTACGGTTGAGCTTAATAACGAGGAGACTGATCCTGATTTCATCATCCGGGAGTGTAATCTCCAATGTCCCTCTTGCGAGCATTGCTGCGGCAACTTTGCCGAGACAACCCAGGGAATTGGGCTTCCCGGGTTTGGCTCAAGCACTGATCCCCTTATCGTTCCGGTTCCGGTCGATCAAGATGGGAACTTCTTTGCTCGCGATGCGTTCGGGAATCCAATCATTCCTCGTCTACTTGAGATTGAGTTCCTTGAGCTTATCGTAAATCCAGGCGCTTCAACGACGATTATTCCGATTGGATCAAGGCCAATCGCCGTCTACTCCGGAGAGTGGGGCATCTCGATTTCGGGCTTCAATTCCGACACGGGGGCGGTTTTCCTTTCAGCCATCATCCCGCCCGGCGCGGTCGTGAAGCTCGTTTACACCTCTCCGCTTTCGTAAGATGAAGCAACTAATTAGTCAACCTCACCTTCAAAACATGCCTAACCGGAGTCTCGTAAAGGCTCCGTTTGTAATTGGTGTGGCGGCGCTTCCTTCTTCCCCGGCCACTCCGGTTGAGTTGGCTATTTACGAAGGGGAATCCGAAGCCGACCGGCTTGTCTCGATCTCGCTCGTCGATATGGGATACAGCGCCGGTCCCGTGCCCGCCCCGATTGTTTGGCCGTGGGCCTTGGTTGCGAATGGCGTCCTTTACTCGAATGCGACGGATTTTATCGTCGGCTACCAATCCACGCTCCCTCCAAATTATATCGCCGCGTTCGATCAAAACGGCTACAACGTGCTCGTCTCCCACCCATTCGACAAGCTACCGCCGATCAACATTCCGGTTCAGGCCGCGCCAATCTTGACGGTTGGAATTCCGTTGGTTTCCGTGGCTGGCGGCGCTCCGATCGCCCATCCAATCGACTACGATCAATGGAACTTCCCTGGTAGTGCGACAACCAACAATACGGATCTTGTGGCCCAGGTCAACGCTTCCGGCATTCTCGGGGCAAGCAAGGTTGCGCTCGCCGTGGTCAATGATGGCGGATTTGCTGAGCTTACCGTCACCTATCCAAGTTTCGTTTCGGCTCCTCCGGCAAACGTCCAGCTTGATCCGCAGACTCTTCCGACGATTCCGTTCCTGATGGCCGGGCTTCCGGTCACGGCCGCGACGTCAACGATTGGGGCGCAAAGCGTGTTTTACCCGGTTGGCAGCACGACGTCATTTACCGGGTCTGTGCAGCTTGCCGCCGCTATCGTCGCGGCTACATCGGCGGACGTCTGCACGATCCGGTCTATCGGTGGATTCCTTTACGCTGAGGGCGACTTTGCTTCTGAAGTCGCTATCAATGTTGACCCGAGGATTCAAACGGTAAGCTACGGCTTCACCGGGGCCGACGTGGTTCCGATTGTCCCGACTTGGGCGAAGTCTGTTGTCATCAAAGCATGGGCGGCTGGCGGCCTGCTTGGGGACTTGGCGGCGGGCACGCAAACTCGATCGCACCCAACATTCGTTTCCTGCCGCGCAACCCCCGGTCAGGTTGGCCTGCTCCGCGTCGGCAGGGCTGGCGCTCTTTCTGGCACGAAATACGGCGCTGGCTGGTTGAGTCCGGGCGCAAGGTATCAACGGATTGGCTCCGGCTCCGGGGTCTACACTCCAGGCGGAGGCAATCTCATTTGTCTGGCTGGGCCGGTAAAGCGGGAGATCATCCTTTACAGGGCGAGCGGAAATCTCACCACGGGCGAGGCATTCACGATCACCAAAAATTTCACCGGAATCAACCAAACCGAGGGGACATCGACAAGCTACGCTTCCGACAGCGCCCAGCTATCCAACATCTATGGCGATTACCTAGAGTTCTCAGATCCGAGTTCGCCTCTTACGGAAAGGTCTATGCAGATCAACTTTGCGACCCCGGTGGCAATGCGGAAGCTGGCGTTCATGCTCCGCGATCCTGACTATATCACGAACGCGAAGCTCACTGTGAGCGGAGGGACCGGCACCACGGCGAACTTTTCTGTTGTGAACAATTATCGCGGGACGGCTGGGGACGCCACGATTGGCTACAACCCTGCCACCGGAGCGATTACAAAGCTCGCCAACGTCGCCTCAAGCCGGGCTATTATCATTTCGTCCGACAGCCCACTGACTTGCACGCAAATCAAATTTGATTGGACGGATGGCGCTACGCTCGAAACCCTATGGGTGGGATTTGGCGAGCAACTCGCACAGGACGACCTCTTACCGGACACGGGGTATTTTGTCACCACTTCATTCATTGACGGTGGCGTCGGAGTGGGCGGCCCTTACGCCTCCGGCGATGCCGACCGGGTGGGGGTTGATGCGGGCGGCGGCGCTTTGCACGGTCAGATTGTCCTCAAATGGTCTGGCGCTCCTCCTTGAAAAACACACAGCATTAAAGTTATGTTTGAAAGACTAAAAGGTAAAATCCTCGGGCCACTCGTTCAAAACCAAGTGGCGTCACTGATTCGCGACTTTGCCACCGGCATTGGCGCACTTCTGGCCACGGCTGGCATTCGCACCGGCACCGTCGAGGAAGCCATCGTTGGCGGCCTCATGGTGGCGTTTGGCCTGCTCGCCAAGTTCATCGACCAAGCGGACGGCCCGACCGACGTTGGGGTCAACATCTGGACGCTCCTAATCGGCCCCAGGATCAAGGACGTTTCGAGTTCGATAGCCCGGTGGGTAATCACGCTTATTGCTGGCACGCTCGCCGGGATCGCTCCCGACTTCGATTGGACCTCGCACCTTAATGGTGATCTCGTGTCGTTCATCGCGGCGGCCCTCCTTTTTGTGGCTCAACGATTCCTGAAGGTGGCATGAATCCCGACGAAAAAGAAAAGGTCTCTACCGTCCGTTGGCACGTCGCCAACAAATGGGGGGACTCGGCCTCGCAAAAGGCAGTTCTTGAGCTTTGCGGGGGCCTCTTAGGCTACGGACCTGGCGATTCGAAGCCTTCTTCTCCGGCAGTAACGCCTAAAGGCTCTCTGCCTCGGGTGGCTGTAGTTGTTGGACATAACAGTAAGGCAACCGGCGCAGATGCCCCTGACCCAATCGGTGACGAGTTTGGATTCAATAACCTCGTGGCCGACAAAATGGTAGAACTAGCTTCGGAATACGGGATCGAGGCCAAGAGGTTCAATCGCTCATACACAGGAAGCTACTCGGGCGAAATCCGTTCGGCTTACGCCGCCGTAGACAACTGGAATCCCGTGGCGAGTATCGAGTTGCATTTTAACGATTCCGCTCCAGAGGCAAACGGAACCGAGACACTTCACAGCGGATCGCCCAAATCAAAAGCGTTAGCCAAGTGTGTTCAAGACGCGATGCTTTCAAGTCTCGGGCTTCGGGATCGTGGATTGAAGGAGATGGCCAAAACCGACAGAGGCGGCTTGTCTGTCCATGCCGGGAAGGCCCCTGGCATTCTGGTTGAGCCGTTTTTTTGTCACAACAGCAAAGACTTTAAATCCGCCGTGAGCCTTGGAATCGACGGGTTCGCCAGGATGTATCTTAGCGGATTGGCTAAATACGCAAAATGACACCAATGGACGACAGGGCACGGATTCGCGACGCCGAAGAGCGCGAAGAGCGCCGGAACGCGACCCGCGAATCCGACCTCAATCACGTTCGATACGAGGACAGGGAGGTGGCTAGGGAGCGAGTTGACATCATCTTTAAGGTTTGCATGGTGGCCCTCACTTTGGTTATTATCCCGTGGGCCGTGTGGGTCACCCAGTCGATTTACTCGACTGTCTCTTTCCGTGAGATTTCGCAATACAAGCTCGACCACATCAACTCAACCTTGGAAAAAATCGAGCAAACCATTGGCGAGCTTGACTCGCACATACGGTCAGTGGAACGTAAAGAATGATTCACCGCCACAATCACCCGCAGTGGTTTTGGATCATCGTCTTTTCAATCCTCGTGGGCGGTCTTTGTGTCTCAATTGGATGGATTTGCGCTGTGCTTGCCGGAGCGTGATTTATGCCTGAGTTGCAGTTTGAAGATGGTGTTTTCAAGACCAACAGAAGGGCCGGGGTTATTCCTGGCCCTTCTGTTGGAATAGTCACGCCGCCGCCGCCAATCCCGACGGTTTCCACCGCTTCATGCGAAGGTGGCGAATGTCCTCTCGGCGTCTCGATTTCTCAAAAGCCTATTGAAATCAGATCAGCGCCGACGGCAAAGATCGCCGTGGAGTCTGCACCAATCACCGGAGTTGTCATTCCGGGGCAAAGGGAGGCGGTAATCACCTCCCCGCCCGTCCTTCCGACGGCGCTGGCGTGTGAGTCCGAATGTATCGAGGGGGTTGAGCTTCTTCGGGTTGTCAGAGTCCCAGCCCCGGAGCCTCCGATTATAGGGACGCCAAGCGGAATTGTATCGGGTGTTCCCGTAAAGCGCCCGGCCATGCCTCTTGAGCGGGCCGGTATTTCACTCTCCCCCCGGTGCCTTGAGCCGCTCAACGGCTGGTCTCCAGTGTTTGCTTTGGTGGACAACCTGACTGGTGGCCTTGTCTTGGCTATTGTGGAGTGGACCGGCGGAGACGGCACACCCCCCGGAGCGCCCGTTTACGTAGGGGAAGACGGCTACGTGTTGGATGTTGAGGACGCCGTGAACATCCAAGGCGACAGCGCATCCTCCGCTCCGGCATTCACGCTTCCAGCCGCGAGCGACATGGGCGGCGGCCGTTTCGTTCGGATCTCCGGCGGCCTTGTCTCCTACGCGGATGGCCCCGGCGGCTTGCCTGCTATTGGTTATATCTCCGGAGCCGTGGTGGCCGGTGAATTGACGGACGTGAGAATTGGCGGGCGGCTCGCGAGTTTGGCTGGATTGACTGAAGGCTTGCCGGTCTATCTTGGGCCGAGCGGTATGCCGGTGCAGGAAATCACGCTCGATGCCGGTACGCTCCAAAATCTTGGCCTTGCAGATTCTTCTACTTCGATGATCGTTGAAATCGACACCCCAACCGTAATCACTTAACATGGCCGAAAGATTCAAGACGTTCACGCCCGCTACCGGATGGCAACTGAAGGAAGCGAAGACGACTTCGGTTGGCGCTGGCGATGCCGGGAAGATTGTTGCGCTTGATTCGGCTGGAAAGCTCGACCCATCTTTGCTTCCTTCGATTGACGCGGACGTCTCTACGCTTCCCTCTTCCGAGAACCTTACCGCTGGAAACCTCGTCAACGTCTGGAACGACGCTGGCACGATGAAGGTCCGCAAAGCTGACGCGACCACTTCAGCGAAGCGTTCTGACGGCTACGTCCTAGCAAACGTCACATCTCCGGCAAACGCCCTCATCTATCATGACGGCTTGATTTCCGGCCTGACCGGCCTCACTCTCGGCGCTCGCTACTACCTTTCCACGACCCCCGGCGGCGTTGTGGTTGAGGCTTCTACCGGAGTGGCTTCGGGGAACCTCGTGCAGTATATCGGTATCGCACGCTCCACTACGGAGATTGTCTACGAACCGGACACAATTCCCTCGGTTATCGCGTAACGACAAATGCCGAATTTCCTTTCCACCTTCTTTTCGGGTGTTGGCCGAAAGCTGGTTGAGTTTAAGGAAACTTCAGCCGGTGCTGGTGACGTCGGTAAATTTCCGGTCGCCAACTCTGCCGGGAAGATCGACGCATCTTGGCTTCCAGCGGGAGCTGCGGGGCCAAGCGCAGGCTTGCAATATGCTCGCGCGACAAACGGCGCAACTCCGACGACCGGGCAGCTGACGGTTGACTCAAATACCCTGGCGAGTATTGCGACCATCCGAATCCACTATACAGACAGGGCGAGCGGAAACAACGGCACTTGGCAAAACGCTTTTGGCGCGAACGATTTACTGGTCTTTACTTCTCAGGCTGGCGTTGCTGCGGCGTTCACCGTGGCGTCTCAAACGCAAGCCGCAAACGTCACGACATTTACCGTCTCGGGAGGAACCGGAGCGCTTCCCGCTGCCGGGGGGACGGATTACATTGGAATAACTCGGAGCCCACGGGGAACGGCAGGGGCGGCAGGGGCTCCCGGAACGGGTTCCGCTGGACCGGCGGGTGCGCCAGGGAATCCGCTGACAATCAATCTTCATTCACTCTCTGGTGCGCCAGGGGAAGCTGCTGGGCCAACGGTGAGCCCTTACGGGAACGAGCCTGGATTTTTATTTGCCAATGGAGATGATAGATACGCGAATTATTTCTTCCGCCGTCCGGCCGGATCTACCACCGCTTTGACGGTGACGCTCCGCTGGAAAGCATCGCCATCGGCGACTAGTGGCAAAAACGTCTACTGGAAAGTGACCGCTGCCGGATCGTCTTCGGTTGCGGTCGGGGCAAACTACAGCGTAACGGGAGCAAATCAACTTCTGACAACGACGCTATCCGTAATTACTACAAGCGGCGTTAATACAGGGGACTGGTTTCGGTTACAAGTTGAACGAAGAGGGGCGGACGACGAAACAAACTCAATGCCCGGAAGTGCATTGCTCCTCGGTGTTACTGCTTCATGGGGCGGCGATGCGCTGACGGTCGATTTTCCGGCACTGTCCGGTTCCCCCTCTTCCTCGACTTCGCCGGGGATTTCAGCCTTCGGAAACTCTCCAGGGTTTTTATATTTCTCCATTCAGAATGACCTTGGTAATTTTTTCCTTCGACGCCCGACGGGATCTTCAGTGTTGTTGCAAATCACGCTCCGGTGGTTATCATCGGCGAGCGCGACAAGTGGCAAAAATGTTTATTGGAAAGCCACTGCCGTTGGCTCGTCCTCCGTTTCGAGTGGAGCTAACTATAGTGTAACTTCTGCAAATCAAACTCTCGTGACGATATTAACGACCATTACAACTAGCGGAATCGCTGAGGGGGATTGGTTCAGGCTGGAAATTGAGCGTAGGGGAGTCTCTGAAGAAACAAACCCAATGCCGGGGACCGCAACTCTGCTTGGCGTAACTGCAACCTGGGGGGCGGCATGAGTCAGCCCTTTAACTGGTGGATTCGTCAGCAATCAAGCTCCGGCGCGTCTATTTCATTTACGCCGAACCTATCTAGCTCTTACGGAAGCGGGGATATTTTCTCCTTAATTGTGACCCCGCCAAGGCCGACTAACGCAATCGGGTTTCGTGTTTATGTAAAATATGGCACGTTTGGTGTATCTGGATCGCCCGCAATAACTTCTCCTGTATTGCTCCTGTCTTTTGCGCCTTATCCGTCTCCAGACCCATCCTCTAACGCTCCTATTTACTTCGAATTTGGAACTCAGGTTTACATCAATGTGACCGCATACAATCTGGGCTTCGAGACGGCTATCGTTGAAGGGGCGTGGGTTTCGTTTTATTCTGAGCCCCCTGGTGACTAACATGAAAACAATCACAATCAACTGGCCCGGCGAAATCGACCGGCGCGAAGTGGTGGACGAATACACGCCATCCGCAAGGATCATCCAGACGGCGGAGGAAGTCGGCGCGACAGTCCGCGAGACGGGCGGCACCTATCCTCCGGAGTTGCAACCGACGGCCCACCAAAGGGTAGTCCGGATCTGGTCTCTCGTGGACGACGAGCCTTCCGGCGCGTGGAATATCGAGGATCTGGATGCAAACGAGATACTAGCCGTTCGGTCAGGTCTCGTGATTCACGCGGCCCAGCTTCGCGAGATGCTTCGTCGGCGAGGAATTAAAGCGTCGGTGGAAGGAGCGATTGCGGCGGCTCCCGGCGAAGATGGCGACATTCTTCGTGATTGGTATGAGTTCGCCCCAACCATTCGACGGGATTCGCTGAGAGTTGATCGAATTAGGGAAGAGCTGAATATTTCGCCGGAGACTCTTGACGAATGGTTTGCTGAAGCGATGAATTATCAGTGAAAATCGTAGCTATCATCTGTGCCATCATCGGGTTTGGTCATCTGGCCATGGCTTTCAACTGCGCCCTCCACAAAACGTCGGCTGGTATCTTCCTTTCCGGGGCAATCGCCTTGGTTTTCCTCCTGGCCGCCACGCTCCTTGTCCTTGCTTATCCCTGATTCGGGAATTACAATCACGCTCATGCCTCCTTGTGCCGCGAATAGCTCACCTTGCGACGGAATCCCGATCGACGTTCCCGGATCGAGCGTTCCGCGAACCTCGGCCTGTCCCATTGAGAATGACGCCGCCGCCGTGGCGCTCCTTGCCCAGATCCTCGGCTTGGATCATCGCGGGAAGCAAGTCATCCTTCGCAAGATGGCGAACGCCCTCCTTGTGACCGACTCGAACGGCCATGTCCGGTTTGCCGACGGGGACGAGGTTGCGATCAAGGTTCGGCCAATGGAGATGGTGCCGGGTGACGTGCTCGATTCAGTGTTTGGCTTGATTAGCAATCAGGATTGCCCCCGTCCCGAGTGGCGAACCATCACGAGGGATGCACTGCTTAGTGTGTTCCAGGCAGCAATCGACACCTCAGTCACCGAGCAAATCACGCTCGCGCTTTCTGACACCGTGGTTTCCGCCAAGATCGCCGCACTCACGGAGACTTACAAGGTGGGCGACTGGAAGATGCGCCTTGATACGGATCGGCCGGCAAACTGGTTCCGATGCGGCGAGCGGTTCTCCGCCACGCTTTACCCGGAACTTGCTACGCTCCTCGGTTCCGATACCGTCCCAGACTTCAGGGGCGACATCATCCGGCAGTATGAACCGGGGAATGCACTCCTTCCGGTTGCTGGAACCGGGACGCTCTACACGAGTTCCACCACGGTAAATCCCATCAATTTCACCTGCGTCAATTTCCTTATCTACGGCGGCCTGCCGGTCTAATGGACAAGAGACAACAATCGGCCCGCCCTCCCATCTACGACGGCTCCGGTCGATTCCTTGGGGTAGTCGGCGGCCAACATCCGTTGGACATCGGAAAGCTTGGCGGCGCGGCGAATGCGATTAATCGCGAGTTCCGCTCCGGCGTTCTTTCGCGGACGAGACCCCGGACTTGCGAGCTTCGCCTGCGCTTCGAGAATGACGAGGACGAGGACTGGTTCCGCAACGGCTCCGTTCAAGGCGGGATCTCCTACCTGAAGACATCCCGCTACCGCTCCGCCGGGATCGTCCTGGCCGTCTCGGGCAAGATTTTCTTTGGGCGCATGGCCGGTCAGACTATCGCCATCAAGCGGATCTTCGATGGCATGAGCGCCGACGTGATGAACATCTGGTTCGTCCAGGCCGAAGAGCGTGTTTACTGGCAGGACGGGATTAACCTTCCCGGAGCGTGGAGTGGTGACGAGCGTGATGCAGCATACTCGATCGAGAAAATTGCTGACCGCGTCGTGATGCCGATTGGTAACCTCATGGCCTATGCTCACGGGCGCGTTCTTGTGTGCAACGAGTTCAATCAGGTTGCCGTTTCGGATCATTTCAACGGCGGCGGTTACGGCCTGCGGAACAACTGCGAGTTTTTCGACGAGTCAATCACCTTCTACGGCGGGACATTCTCGCCTCCAACCCAACTCGGGAAAATCACCGGCATCAAGGTTCTGCCAGCCCAGGAAAGCCGAAACTATCACGGTGCGGTGGTTCTGCTTTGTGAGTCCGGCGCGGCTACGCTCGACATCTCCGGCCCGCGCTTCACGGTGGACAACGCCGGGGAGCCAACCGGCTTTGCAGCATGGCAAGATGCGAAGGCGCTTTACGTTGGAACCGGATTCGTTTCAAGCGTCGGGGCCGTCACCGTCAATAACGACCTATGGGCGCGGCGCTTCGATGGCATCCAGACGCTTCAGACGGCCTATCAGCGTGAAAGCTCCGGCTGGACGCGACCCACCCTCTCGCGTGGCGTCTCGCACTATCTAGCCTATGATTCACCGATGCTCTTGGAGTTCTGCCCTATGGGCTACCACGACAACCGGGTGTTTTGCGGCGTCATGCCGACCACGAGACCAGGGAAGTATGGCACCCATCGCTATTGCCAGGGGGCAGTCGTCGCGGACGTTCTCGGCTCCGTGGATTCCGAGGGCACCTTGCAGTGGGATGGTTTGTGGACCGGCCCGAATCCCATCCTTTATTTGAGCGTCGTCACTCCGGCGCTGCGGATGCTGATTGTGTCGTGTGAGGATGGCGTCAATCACATTCACGAGCAAACCCGGAGCTACGGCCCGGATCTCTTCATGGATGGCTCAAGCCCGATCGAAGGTCTTCTCGATTCGAGCGCCTACGAGTTCGGAAGCCGGTTCATTCCAAAGGAATTCGTTGGCGGCGGGCGAACGAATCTCAAGTTTCGCGGCATGGCGAATTATGATTCCCTCTACCGTGCGGATGATGGCGATTGCTGGCATGAGTTGACCCTCCCGAAAGTCTTTGGTTCGCTCTCCCAGGCCACCGGCCCTCTCGATATTCCGGACAAGCCGGGCGCAATCACCTTCGCCCAATCCACCCCGAACTCAGTTGAGTGCGGACCCGAACAGCGCCCAGCCAACCGGGGCCACTGGTTTCAAATCCGGCACCGCTTTACCGGCGACGTCCAACTGGTGATGTCTAGGGTCAAGGCGTTTGGTGACCCGGACAACGAGACGGAAGATTGCGGAATCTCGAAGCGTGATTTCACACTCGATGAAGCGTGTTGCGGTGAGCAAGAATTTCTGGTATATCAATTTGGCAGGTAAGAATCATGGCGGAAAACTCCACAGCGGAACAGTTTGCGGTTCTTGAGGCCGGTGTCCTCCCCCCGGAGTATGCCTGTTATCAGGGGTTATTCGAGGCATTTGCCCGCGCCCTTTCGGTGAGCAACTCATCCGGCACTCCTGGCCGCGATACCCTGGCCGTGGACGTCCCAGAAAAAGGCGACAAAGGGGATGATGGCCGCACACAGGTTGAGGTTCAGGACTTCGGCGCTCTCGAAACCACGCTCGGCGTAACCAGCTACGTGTTCCCCGTTCCGGCTGGGATTACCCCGGAATCTATCGAGCTTCGCCTCAACAAAGCGGGCGCTGTCGTCATCAGCGAAAGGCTGAACGCGCCAACCTCTATTACGCTCACGTTTTCCGCTGGACTTCCGGCCCCGGCTCAGATTTGTTTCTTCTATCGTTATTTCGTCTACGCTGACGAGCTTACATCGTGACCGTCTCCGAGCTATTCGACTTCGCTTCGTCCCACGCTGGCCAATCTGGAACCTGCCGTGAGGATGAGTTCATTCGTGCGCTTAACAAGTCGTTGACGCTCCTTTGGCCGCGTGGTGACTGGCGCGACACCATCGAGATTGGCCGGATTACCGTTTGCGCAAACTCCGTGATTCGCCTCCCATGGCAATGGGAGTTCGTCCGCGAAGCTTGGTCTTCTCAGGGGAATCATGTAGGCGTTGCCGACCGATGGTATTCCGGCGTGGCTCCCGAGGCATTCAAGGTTCTGCGCGGGCCTGGAATTGGCTTGATCGCCACGGGCAACCGGCCATGCGTCGCCTTCGCCCCTCCCGATCGCCACTTCTTTCTGCGAGCCACCTACACCGACGCCCCGGCGGCCGCCGATGAAATCACGCTTCATGGCCTTGACCAGCACGGAGCGCCCGTGATCGAGACCCTTGTTGGTTCGTGCCGGACGAAGCAGTCTTTCCGCCGATTGGTTGCCGTGGCCAAGCCCAGGACGGCGGCTCCGCTCATTCTCGATGCCATCTCGTCCAATGGTTCCGGCGGCGAGGAGGTTCACTTCCTGGCCCAGTATCAGCCAGCCCAGACGAATCCGCACTTCGCCGAATACTCGGTCACTGGTTCGAACTCCTGCTCGATCTACGTCAGGGTGAAAAAGCGCCTCGTCCTTGTCCGGTCCATGATGGATCTTTGCCCCATTGAAAATCCGGTGGCTATCGCTTTCGCGCTTCAGGCGATCAACAACCTTGGTCGGGATAACGCGCTCTATGCCGAAAACCTCACCCTCGCGGAAGAGACTCTGAAGGCCGAAATCAAGGACGACTCAGGCGAAGATGGTCACGCCTTGCGTTTTGACTTTCCCCGGGCTACAAATTTGGTTCCGGGTGCATTCGTCGGGCTCCGCAGATACGGCCCGGGGCAACCCGGAACTCATAACCTGTAATGCTTCCCTTCCTTCTACCTCTCTTGGGTCAAATTGGTGCCGGTGCCGCTGGCGCTGGCATCAATGCCATGGCCGCGAACCGTGCCTCAGAGGCGAACGCCGGTCGCACCCAAGAACTCGGGAAGCGTTACACGAAGGCGCAAAAGCCGCTCACCAAAAACATCCTTAATTACCTCAAGGCCGACCCCATCGAGCTTACCGCAGGATTACAGGGGCGCAATGTGAGCACCGCCCGGGGCCTTGTTGCCCCGATGCTGGACGTCCTTAGTCGGACGGGACAAACCTACGGCGACACGTCAATCAAACAGGCCGGAAGGGGTAGTAATTTTTTCACAAAGACTTCTCTCGATGCGGCTAACAAAATTGGCGTGAATCCCGGGATTCTCATCTCGCAACTCCTAGCCTCACTTCAGGGTGAAGATGATGCCGCTGGCGGCCTCCGCGATACTCTAGCCTCTCGCGGCCAGGAGGACACCGATTACGGGCGCTCTCTCCGCGACGGCTCCTTCTACAAGACGCCGACCGGGAAGCAGGCCATGGAGAACATCCTCCGCGCCGTGGCTCCTTCCACTTCTTCCCGTGGCCTTGACGCCTTGACCGGCGTCGGACTTGGCGCTGACGTTGGCGAGACTCGCGGAATCACGGCCTTCCTTCGCAACGCGGAAAGCAACCGGCAATACGGCGATCGAGTGATGCAGGGTGGAGACGCCTTGATGAGCGCGAGCGTGAATGAACCGTTCAAGGTCCGTGATGCAATTCACGCTCGGCTCGGCGGAATCCTTGGTGTCGGCATGGAGTTTGGGAGCAACGCATCGAACGCCGGGATGAACTTTGGCAATGCCGCCGCCGGTGCCGGTGCCGGTGCCGCCGGACAGAATTACGGCGCTCAACTCGGAGCCAACCTTCTCGGAACCGAAGAGGTTCTTGGGATGAGGGCAAGCCAAGCCAGCGCCGCACAAGGGTTGAGTGGGATTTACGCCAACCTGTTCAACGGAGCATCAGCCGGTGGAGGCTCCGGCGGAGCGGCTCCGCAAATTGATCTTACCAAATTGATTAACGGAGTTTCTGGATTGTTCGGCAGCAATACCTTTGGCCGCAATCCTAAGCTCGGCCCTGGCAACTAATGAGTGTCCCAGTTTTCAACCCGGCAGTCCCCCAGGTGCCAAATCAGGACGTGGGCCAGTCAGCAATGATTGGCGCTCTCAATGCGCTTGGCACCGGCCTTGGACAGTTTCGGGCGCGTAAGGCTGTCGAGCATCAGTCTACCGTTCTCGGTCAGATCATGGGAGACCCCGCCATGGGTGATCTCTTCAAGGAATCCGCCATGGCCGCCTTGGCTAACGGCGCAGATCCGAGCGAAGTCATGGGCGACATGATGAAGCAGGTTCAGGACTGGACGAAGCTAGGCGCTCAGCAGGACTTCGCCCGGAGCCAAGCTGCAACCAGTCACGCAGACGACATGGCGGAGATTTCCGCTCGGGCGGCGGCGCAAAAGGATGTTTGGAACAGCACGACCGGCACCCGGCCTTATGGCTCCCCGGCCAAAGGTGAGCTTCCGACGTTTGATTCGATCGTTGCTGGCCGGGCCGGGATTGGAATCCAACCCCCGGCCCGCGCCGGTGCGGTGAATGATCCGCCGCCCGCCCAGTCCCCGCAGGCCCAAACCCCTCCGCTCGGCGGCGGCTTGTTTCCCTCTGCCGCCCCGGCCTCGGCTCCGTTCGTCCCTGGAGTTTTTAATAATGGAATCTTCAAGCCGGACAACCCGCAGGCCCCGGCCCCGGTGGCTCCGGCCAAACCGGCGCTTGAGCCGACGGTGAATAAGCTGATCGAGCTTCGCGAGGCGTTCGAGGCTAGCAAGGTCAACGGGAAGGGCGGAGACCCTTCCATCCTGGCGGAAGCCAACCAAATCACGGAAGAGTTCGGTGACCGCGACATACTGACCGACGTAATGGGCAAAGAAGTTGCCCGGCGCAAGGAGTTCTCAGCCCAGTCTGACCGCCTTGAGAAGCGGATCATTGCGGTTGAGGGCAAGATGGACGTCGCGGACGTTGACGAACGGGACGCGCTGGCCGCCAACCTCAAGGATTTACAGGCCCAGCAAGAGGCCCTTCTGAAATCCGAGAATGTTTCTACCTCCATTCGGGTCGCCCAGATGGAGAAGTTGAAGCGTGATTCTGTTGCACGCTTCGCCCAGGAGCCGGAAGGATCGGCGTCCAGGGCAAGGCTTGGTAAGAAGATCGACCTGATTGAACTCTCGCTCCGCGACCTGAAGAAGACTCGCGCCCAAAAGGTGATCGACAGGATTCTTCCCGGAAATTGACGGCGGCGGCATGATGCTGCTATACTGGCACCCGCATGGACCCTGATACAGAGGAACCTTCGCTCTCTTCGAGCGACTTCGACGCCATCGTTACCCCGAGCGAGGAGTGGAAGGCAGCAGACACCAAGACGCGGCTTGCGGCCATCCGGGAATTCTCTCAGGCCCTCATTGATGGCTTGCCTCCGGCGGTTCTCGAAGACGACGAGGCGCTTGGCGTCTTCAATGAGCGACTCGATGCTTGGCGAAATAAGCGGATCGAGGCGGAGCTTCCGAGCCTCATGGAGTCTCTGCCGGAGCGCATGGCGCAATCGTGGGACCAGTTCCAATTTGGTCGGTCAGGAGAGGACGTCGTGGACGCCATGAGGGCGCTCAAGCGTTCCCGGGAAAACCCGCCCGACCCAGAGAAGCCGCTCACCATTCAACAACAATACGATGCCGAGCAGGCCGGGCCTGAAGAAGTTCTTGGCGCTGCCCTCCGCGAGGCCGTGGAGATCAAGGGCCGGATGAATGAACGCCTCCCAACGAAGGGGATGTTCAAATTCCAGTCACTCAACTCCGATAAGTATTGGTCACAGACCAGCCTCTTTGAACTCGCCAGCCTTTCCGCGACTGCCGCTCTCGAATCCTCTGTCTCGTCCGCGCCATCGAGCGCCGCCGGGTTGGCCGGTTTTGCCGTCGGCTCCCTTGCTGGCGGAGCGGGCGGCCCGGCCGGAGCCGCCGCCGCCAGTGGTGCCGTGTCTTACGGTAACGAGTTCAATCAGTATTTCATGAGTGAGCTTTTTAAAAGTTCGGACGGATCGGAACTCACTGAGGCCCAGGTTCGTCAGCGGCTCAAGGATGACACCTTCTACGGTAAGCTCGTAGCTGATGCCCACACGCACGCCATGGCTACGGCAGGGATTGAGGGCGCGATGAACCTCGTGGGAGGTGCCGCCGCCGGGAAGATTCTCGGGAAGGAGTCCGCGAAATTCGGACTCAAGGAAGCCGGGAAAACCCTGGCCGCCGCCGGAGCGGAAACCACTGCCGACATTATTGGCGGGGCGGGCGGAGCCGCCGGAGCCATTGGTGCGCTTGGGGGTGACGTCACGAGCGAAGCATCCAGAAAGGAAATCACGCTCGAAGGACTCGGGGAACTTCAGGGCGGGACGAATGCCAGCGTCACCATTGGTTCCACCATCGGGAAACTTCTCTCGCCAGTCAAGGCAACTAAGCCCGGCGCACAGGCCCCGGCTCCTGGCGCTCCGCAGACGCCGCCCGGCAGCCCGGCCCCTAAACCAAACAGCGCTTACGCTCCGCCTCCGGGATACGTCCCGCCGTCCATGAAGCGGCGGCCTCATTCGGTAAACGATCCAATCGACATCGAGGCCGATGTCTCCCGAGTTCCGGCGGATTCACGCTCGATTCCCGGCGGCCAGCAACCCCGGCTCCCTGGTGGCACGCCGGTCAATCCCTCCGCGCTACCGGCCCCGGCTCCCGCCCAGGAAGAGGAGGTTGAGCCAGATCCGGAGGACGCTCTACGGACGGCGGCGCTCGATGCGCTCAACGATGCAGGCATGGAGCTTTTCGTCCCGTCCGATGGCCGCGACCTCACGCCAGGGACCGCCGTCCACATCGCCCCCAAGACGGCAAAAGCTATCGGGTTTCCCGTGGTGCCAGGATCTACCGGCCTCATGGCCCAGGTCACCAGGTCAAATCCAGACGGAACCGTCGAGGTTCTGAACAACGGGAAGCGCCGCGTCCTTTCCCCGTCGGATTTCTCCGGTGAGAATGTCGTCGTCGTCGGAGCGATTGCCGATCCAGAGTTTGCTGACGAGATCGTCGAGGAGCCGGACGCGCAGAGCGACGCATTCAAGGCCGTCTCGCCGGATGAAGTTGCGGAAACCGACGAAGAGGCAGCGGCGGCTCAGTCCAAAGCGGCAGCATCACGGAAACCGCCGGCAACTAGCAAGGCCAAAAAATCTGGTCCAATTCCGGCGGCATCGCCAGAGCCAAATCCCGAACCGAATCAATCGGTCACTCAAGATGAAGAAACTAACCAAGGAAATCAGTCACCACTCGTCGAACAACCTCAACATACCGCCCCTGCTCCGGTTGCCAGTCCGGCTCCCCAGCCAGCCGTCAAAATTCCCGAGGCTGATCCTTCGGTTGCCGCGCCCATAGCGCCAAAGCGCCAAGTCAATCCTGGCATCCGGAAAATCAATGCCCGGCGGCGAGGCCAAGCCGAAGCTTTCAAAGACTCCCCGATCATCCAGGCCATCCGGCAAAAGGGCTTCATCAAATCGAAGACCACGGCTAAGGCGCAGACCGGGAAGGTTCATGGCGAGTATGACGCCACCCCGAAGTTCCAGCCGCAAGAGGCCACCTTGCTCTTCGATAAAGAGCTTGGCCAGAATCCGGCGGACATGGCGCATTCAATCTTTTACGACGAGGACACCGCCGGACTTCTTTCCGCGCCAACCGCTGAAGCTCTTTGGGATGCAGTTGCCCAGGCCCAGCGTGATTCGGTGGCCGCCGGGACTCGCGAAGCTGAGGAGGACGCCAGACTGCTTCGCATGGAGCAGTGGGACTTGGCCGCCAATAAGGAGGGCAAGGCTACCGTTCGAGGCGGTGACCTCGCCGTAGGGGACAAGATCAAGGTCGGTGGCCGCGAGCTTCGAGTGGGGAACGTCTTCGAAGACGGCTCCCTTGTTCTCGAAGGAGCGGAGGAGTATTACGGAAATCCAGTCGTCGGGGAGAATGAGACAATCACTATCGACCGAGCCGTCTTCAAGGCCCCTTCGGTTGAGTCGTTCACGCCCGAGGAGATGGCCGCCGACACCGCCAGGAGGGCAAGGGCGGCGAAGGCGAAAGCCAAGGCCAAGAAGTCTCACGCGCTCCTGAAGGGTGCCAAGCCGGTTTCCAAGAAGCCGCCGGGCGGGAAGAAGATGGGAAGCTACGCCGGAGTCAACTCGATCATTCCGGAGCAAATCCAGAACTCCTTGCAGACTGCAATCGCCCTGATGGATGGGATGCAGGAAGCAGGGTTTCAGGATGTATCCAAGGCTATTCGCCAGCTTACCGGCTGGTTCGTCGGGCCGGACGGTAAGCTCCGCTACGAAATCCCAGACAACAATTTCACCGTCACGCTTCCGGAAATCGGGGGCATTCAGGTTCCCGGATCATACCCATTCAAGTCTATCGTTTCCCATCCGGAATTGTTGGCCGCCTATCCTGAGATAGCCAACACGACGGTTGAGGTTTTCCATAGCGTAAAGGCCGACGCTTCAATCTCTCGCGACGGGAAGGTGATTCGGATTGCGACCGGCCAGCGCTCAGTGACCACTCGCCGGATGATGATCCACGAAATCCAACACTGGATTCAGATCCATGAAGGTTTCGCGATGGGTGGGACGAAGGACGATTTCATTCGCACCATCCAACCCCTCTTCACCGCCGAGGAAGAGCAGGCCGTCTTCGAGTTGGAGGAACTCAACGACACGTCGCCGGGCGGCCTCACGGCCCAAGAAGCCGACTTACTGCGCCGGTTCTATGAGGCGGGCCGGGATCGTGCAGCTTATCTCAAATATCGCGACATCGCCGGGGAATGGGAAGCTCGCGACATCGAGGCCCGACTCCTGATGGATGAGCTTGAGCGGCACATGACGGACCCTTACTCGTCCGAGGCGATTCCGGATGGAGGCTTACTCTTCTTTGAACCCGGTGGCGCAATCAACAGCAGTCCGGGATTCGACAACGAGCATGAGCAAATCACGCTCGATGATTTGATTGACGCTTTGCGCCAGGATGGCGACATCAACCCTGCCAACGAAGCGGATGCGCTGATTCTGGAGATCCAAGCCAGCCCGGCCATGCGCTCCGTAATGGATGCCGTCGAGGTTCGCCCGGCCAGCACTCCTTTCTTTTCCGTGGACGCGGACGGCACGCCGGTAATCGGCCTTCCGATGGGGCCGGACGCCACGGCCAACCCTTCCGCTATCAAGGAAGAAGTGGTTCACGCCGTCATCGCCCCGCAACTCGAAGCGAACCCGGCGCTTCGTAAAGAGGTGGCGTCAGCGAGGAAAGATTCAATCGCCACGCTCCCAAAGGCTCTCGCTTCGGCGGTAAAAGTTTTCGCAGCCAGGCCGGACGCATCAAACGATTTCAAGGGTCGGCTGCAATCACGCTCAGCGGAAAGCGTATCCGAGCGCATCGCGCAAGCCCTTTCCCCGAATGGAACGAGCCCGTCAGCAGTTCGCGAGGTTGCCTCTAACATTGATGCAGTCGCCGGAACTTATGGGATGAGTGATGATGAGGCGGCTAACCTGATTTACTCTTTGCTGTCTGACCACGAATTCGCGGCCAATGTGATGTCGGACCCCGCTGTCCAGAGCTTCGCCCAGGATATTCAAAGCGGTGGCCGGAGTGTTTGGGAGCGGATCATGGCCGTTCTCCGCCGGTTATTCGGGATCGCTGGCGGGAAGAAAATGCAGACGGCCTTTGATCGGACTGTAGCCGCCGCCCGCTCCGCCGTCCGCTCACGCACCGCCGCCGCCGCAGATCACCGAGGCCGGGAGATCCTCTCTCGGGACGGAATCACGCTCAACTCTTCGAAAGCCAAGGCCCCGAATCCCACGACCCACCCGGCCAGACATGCAGCTTGGCGGGCCAGATGGGAAGGACGCGTCCGCAATGCCGCCATCATGGCGACTACGACGCTAACGACTCACCGGCTTTATGGTCGCACGCCGGTTGTCACAAGGCGGATCAACGAGACCGTGGCCGCTTGCCGCTCGATCATCTCCCAGATTCCTACGCTCACCGACAAGGAGCTTCAGGACTTCACGGATGTTGTGGCCGACTACTTCCGCACCGGGGACGACAAACACCTTACCCGGCTGGCCTGGAAGATCGAAGTTTTAAACCTCAACCGGAAGGTTGAGTCATCAAACCGAGCCGCCGGTTTCAGGAAGCCGGAAGACTACGGCCTGCTCACCACCGGTTACGACAAGGAGGACTTGAGCCCGGTGGGGAACCTGCTTCAGAATCTAATCGCCACGGCACCGGCCCTTACGACCATGTTGAGGACGCGCAAGCATCGCGACGTAATCTTGGGGCAGCTGCTCAACAAGTGGCTCGTGGATGGCGTCCACGCCACCAACCGGGAAAACATCCGGTATGAGCAGATGCGCGACGCTCTCGGGGTTTCCTCCGGGATTATGCGCAGCAATGGGACGCTGGCCATTGACATCAATGAGCAGATCGACTTGCTCGTTGCTCAACTCACCGCCCAGTTCCCTCGCGAAGTGGATGGCTTGCCCGTGGACGTCGCCACCCAGCGCCGTTACATGCTGGACACCATCGAGCAGGACGCCAGAGCGTTCGAGCTTGAGGCCGCAGGCATCCGGCGCAAGGGCAATCAGGAAATCAGCGGAGCCAAGGCCCGGCTATTTGAGGCCAACGTCGCCCATATCGAGCGCGTGGCGGCGCGGCTCCGGGAAGTTCAGCGGATGTGTGTTGCCATGGGGCCGAACGCTCAACCGGCGGCCATGGTGACAGCCATCGACTCAATTCTTACGCCCAGGACGGCGGCATTCCTGAAGGGGATTCGAGCGTACTTCGGCACCAAGGCGGACGAGATCAACTATCAGATGGCGTTGGTTCACGGTGTCCCGTTCGCATCCTATCACAACTACATTCCACGGCCAAACCGCGCTAAGGAATCCGCCCGAGGTCAGATTGATCTTGCCACGGACAACAAATCCTTTGCCGCTCCAGCAATGGCGCTCGCTTCCCCAATCCGGAGCCGGGCCGGTTCTACCTATCTCCGGTTCGGCTACGACCCGGAGAACCGGACGCCGGTTGCTGATCCATTCGAGGCCATCGACGCCGCCGCCCACCGGACAATCAACGACTTCAATACCTACAAGGACCGGAACCTAATCGGGGCCGTGGTTCAAGGCGAGAGGTTCGCGGCTGTCGTTGGGCCAGAAAACGCTGCCCGGCTTCAGAAGATCCTAAACGCCCAGCAATCCTCATTTGTGGGTGAAGCCAACGATAAGACCGGCCAACTGGCAAACACACTCAACCTTCTTAACGCCTTAAAGACCCTCAAGGTTCTCGGGAGCATTAAACAACTCGGGCAGGTATTCGGAGCCTATTTGGATTACTTCGCCCAGATGGCCGCATCGAGCATCCGAAACCCGGCTGAAGCCGCCATGAGGATTCGAGTTCTCTCCGAGGAGGCCCTATCCGGCTCTGCTGAAATTGGCCCAGGCCAAGCCGTCCACGCCTACGGCCCGGAAAGGCAGGCGTTCATGGAAAAGCGTGGAACCAAGATCGAGGAGCGAGTTGGCCTCGCCGGTCGGACAGACGCCATTCAGGTTCTCAACGCTGGCGGCGCTCGCGGCGTCGGCTTCGAGGCGGATGCGAATCGGTTCATCCGCAATCAGATGAAGTGGATGGGCAAATACTCCGGGATCGGTCTTCAGGATCGCTTCTCCGCCGTCCAGCTATTCTTTGCCGAGATCCGCACCGAGCTATTCAAGGCCGGGATGAACTGGGAAAACCCCGACTGGACGTGGCTTGCTTCCGATGACGAACAGGCCATGCGGATCGTGCAGGAGGCCGAGCGCCGTCTCGAATACAACATCAACTCTTCCTCCCTGGTGGAGAAAGCCCAGATCCTCCGCAATCACGGCGCTCTCTCCGCGCTGGCGCGGCTGGTTCTCTTCCCGTTGAGCAGTCACAAGCTCAACCAAGTCTCCCGGGTGATCGAGGCCGTAAAGACACTCAAAAAGATGAACCGGATTGGAGCGTCACAAGCAGACATTGACGATGCCGTGGGCCAGCTTGCCGGTGCCATCACTCAGTCCGCAGTTTGGAGCGTCTACACCGCATGGTGGTCCTTCCTTGTGATTACTGCTTTCGGCCATCTTCTCACCGGAGGGGAAAAAGACCCGGAACGGAAGCGCAAGAAGAGAGAGGCCGTCGCGAAGTCCGTCCGGACCTCCGCTGGTATCATCATCGACCCGAAGACACTCAAGCCAACAGCGGTTGAGCCAAGCTGGCTCCTGGCCCGGATGTCCCAAGATGCCCTTGCATGGAGCTTCCCCTTTCTTTGGGGGAACGAGATTGGATCGACCGTCGGAAACGAGTTGATCGACGCAGGCTTCCCGATTCTCGACCAAGGCGCAAGCCTCGTTGGCGTGGGCCATCACGCTCACAAATCCTACTTGGAAGGGCGCGGAGCAGATCGGAGTCTCACCCCGGAGCAACGCCAAGCGGCCCGGGATGAACTCAAGAACCTTGGAGAGATCCGCAAGCTGGCCGTTCGTGTCGGGCCGGAAACCGGGATCATGGCCGCCGACTTCCTCGTGGAGCTTGGCGACGCCGGAGTCTCGACCGTCGAAGGGATCATCGACAACGGAGTGGACATAGGGGATTTCGATCAGTGGATTGGAATGGCCTTGACTCCCATCGAAGGGGACAGGTTTGTCCGGTTGAAAGACAAGCTCGACAAGATCAAGTGAAGTCGGCGGCGATGATGATTTCCCCATAGGGATCATCTCCGCCCTTCTTGCCTAGGATTCGCGAGCGAGTCTCCGGTGTGTTGTGCCGCCCGGTAGCTACGAGGCCCCGGGTGCGAGCAACCTCGCAGAGATAGGCCAGTGAGTCCCCATGGTCGGGAGATTTTCCGGAGCCGGGGACGCCGCCGCGCCCATTCTTCATCTCCTTCTTGGTCTCGATGCTGACCATGTTCGCGGTCTTGTGATAATACTTTCGGGTAAAGAAGTCCCTAGCGTACGCTTCTCCGCTACTCCACCCGCGAATCGTGCCGGTAATTACCAGGGTGCGAACGCGCATCCAGAGTTCCGTCACTTTCCGGTCGTAGACGTCGCAGCAAGGCCGCAAGTCTTCCGCGCTCACCACGTCCCGGGAAGGCTTCTCCATGGAGGAGATCGCCAGGAAGGCCGCCGTTCCCCACTCGATAGCGATTGCCCGAAACAGGGTGCCGCCGTCGGCGGAAATGTCCATGCCGAAACAGGCTGGAAGGACGCCATTCGCCCTACAAATCTCGACAACCTGTTTCGCGATCGAGGTTTTGTAATCAACCCCGGCCTCAGCGTAAAGCTCAATGCTCCCGGCGATCTGAAGGATGCGCTTCCCGGTCCTCATCTCCCACCCGAGAATGCCGAGCGTGAGGACGGCGGAGTCTCCAGTGCCAGTGAAGGCCGGATCGAGAGAAGCGATAGCCTCGCGCATCCGTGGACCCCAGATGGCATCCTCGCGAGCGTAGAGCGGCACGTCGCTATCCGTAAGGACAGTCAAGTCAGAGTCTCCACCTTCGACGTACTCGCCAACACACATGGCCCCGAATGCCGCAGACTTCGCGCCCTTCTCCCACCCCTGGCCGCCGGAGAGCGCGATAGCTTCCCGGCGCATACCAATATGGTTGGACAGGTAGGGAAAGGGTAGCTCAGACTTCTCTTTGGCTCTGAGCAACTCCGGGTGCATGTTCGGAGAGCGCCATCCGGACAGGAACACGCAGATTCCCCCGCGCTTTGTGCGCCACCTACCACCGTAGACCTGATTGTAGCTGTTGTGGCCGCTCCAGCCGTGGACGGGAGCGCAGGCGTCCCGGTGGGGATTGCGGCCGGGCTTGGCGTTGCCTAGGCCCAGAAGCTTGAATTGCTCATTTGAGCTTCTCAGGTTGGCAATCGGGTAACTCAGAATATCGAGCGCCAAGTGGGGCAACTCATCGACTATCCAGACTACGAGTTTATTTTTGATTCCAATCAAAGCTTCCGCCGCATTCATTCCGTCGTTTCCACGGGGTAGAAGGACGATGGCGATTCCGTTTTTGATGGCCGTCGAACTTCGGTCCTTCTTGCCGGTCAATTCGTAAGTCTCATCGAGCGTGAGGACGTGATCGTAATCAATGATCCGGCCCACGGAGAACTTCGCGGACGTATGAAGCGATTTCACGGCGTCCCAGGTTCGTTTCTCCGCCCCGCTCCCGCTCGTGGACGAGATCATGATCGAGGTTTTCGATGGGTTGGAGTAGAACAGCATGAGGGCCAGAGCCGCCGCGCCGTAAGTCTTGGCGCTCGATGCCGGGCCGGTCACGATAACCTCATCCTCCACCGGATCGAGGAACGGCTCCCAAACGGCCTGGACGTATTCGTTGCGATACCACTTCCCATTGAGCGGAGCCTTGCGTTCAAAGGCGAATTGCTCCGGAGCCCAGATGCCACGGGCTGCCCGCTCAGCGTGAATGTGGGAGTCCTGAAGAAGCGGATACTTTCTCCGGCCAGCAAGAGTCATGGCCGCCCGCATTGCCTTCAATTCGAGGGCAGCGGGCGGCAATTCGGCCAGGGCGGCGGGCAATCCGTAGGTGTCGCTCAAAACGGGATGTCGTCTTCTTCAGGATTCGGTGCCGGTTGCGCCGGGGGCGTCGGGCCGTCATCCTCAAGATCGTTCTGCGGCGGGCGGGCCTGCTTTGGCTTAACGGAAAGCGAGAGGAATTTCCCGGAGCCGTCTTTTTTCTCCTTGATCCAACCCTTTATCCAAAAGTCAACCCCCTCAACATTGAGGTTTCCCTCGTAGTCCGGGTGAGTGTCCTGTTTTTTCTCCTTCTGACGAAAGAGAACTCCGCGATTTGTGTTGTCGTATTCTGCCATAACCTTATAAGCTAAGTTTTCCAGCCTTAAAAGCCTCGTCAATGTCCAGGCCATCCGGCAGTTGAAGGCGTCGCACCTTGCAGCGTACGCGCTCAAGCTGGCTGGCGATCCGGGTTGCCGCCGAGCAACCGGCGTGATCGTAATCGAATCCGAGCGTCACGTCCTTCCCTGAAAGCATAGTTAATTCCCAATCGGGAATCAAGTAACTCGCATTCGGAATGGCTATAACCCGCCCGAGATTCAGCCCGCCCGCCGCGTCAAGCTCCATCATCCGTAAGGCGTCGGTTTCGCCCTCCGTCATGAAGATGTTGTGCTCCTTCACTGGTTCGAGCTTGCCGCCACGAGCCGGGCCGTTCCACAGGGTTGCCTTGGTCAGTCCGTAGTTCCAGAGCCATTTGATTCGCCGCTCTCCTGACGTGCGCCATCGGCATTTAACGCCCCACCCATAGACGAAGCAGAGCGCCCGAGACTTCGGCCAGTCGATTCCATCACTCCCGGAGGATGGCCGGTCGAACTTCGGGAACTCCACGACCCCCAGGATTCCATCAAGACAGGCCGCCTGAAGCGTACTGAGTTGATAATCACGCTGAGTTGCCATAATTGGTAGCAATTCGGACTTCCACCCGTCGGCGCAAACCTGAGTCATCAACCGCAGTTGATACTCATCGAGATCCGGCGGGCGTGGCCGCGATGGTTTTGGCGTGTCCCGTGGCTTGTAGGCGAGGTGTTCCGGCTTGAGATCCTTGTGCTTCCCGGCCAGAAGCGCAAAAGAATCCTTGTAGGTTCGCCCAGTAGCCATTGCATAAAACATCACCGCATCTCCGGCCCACCCGGTTTCACCCCGGCGAGCGTAGTCGCAATAGCCCATGCCGCACTTCCAGACCACAAGGGAAGGGTGAATATCCTCACGCCACGGAACATTGGTTCGCCGCCCGGCGCGGAAATCTCCGTTCAACTTTAGCGCGGAGGCGACCTCTTCAATCGTGAGCATATCGACGAGCCCGACTTCCATCAGATTACGTCCTCTTCGGCTGGTGCTGGTGCTGGCCGCTCATCGACCCAATCAGGCTTGCTCAGTGTGGCATCCCAGCGAAGGTGGAACTTGGCCGCGACCTGCTTAATGGCCGTCCATCCCTGGATTTGATGCGGCTTACTCAGCTTGGCATCGGTCCGATACTTGACGAAGGATTCAACAATGCCCCGGAAGTCGTCAATCGTGCGAGCTTCCGAAAGGTCTTGAAACATCGGCGGCGGCATGATGAACGGCGGCTCTTCCTCAGCTGGTGCCGTGGCGGCGGGAGCCGGGGCCGGTTCCTCCTTCTTGGCTGGCGCTGCCGCTGGCTTGGCTGGTGCTGGTTTGTTGGCGGGAGGCAACTTTGGTTCCTTCCGTTGTTGTTCGGCAACAGGTTCCTCGTCAACGTGCAAATCCCCCTTGTGCCACAAGTCCAAGGCGCAACCGAAGCGCATGGCGGCATTGCGCAAGGCGTCCCCAATCCGCTCCTTCATGGCGTCTCCGCCTGTTTTTCCGGCGGCATCGCCCACGCCCTCAACCGTCTTATCGCAGACGGTCAACTTGATCCAAAGCAGGCCATCCTTTGGGTCGATCATAGGGAGTCCGTTGGCGTCCCTTGCTGACGGCTCCCAGTTCCAAAAGGGATCGACCTCAAGAAGCCGGTCGGTCAATGCCGCATGACCGACATAATCAAGATGCACCGCACTCCGGTGGTGCCAACCCTTGCAAATCGGGCAGTTGATTCCCAATTTGGGATCAGCCTTGCGAGCGTCGGCTTGCTGCTTTGACTCCTTTGGAAGCTTGGAAATCTGGTTGGGAGGGAATGGGGCGCGAAGCGCTTTGAATCCAGCCTGTTGCTCAGCGGTTAGTTTTTGCATAGAAGCGTGAAAGCGTGATTGATTAAATGCGTGAAAGTCAGGAGAAGCGAACGTGAGTTCCGCGAGGCTCCTCTGCGACGCCGGGGATGGCAATCCCAATCTTCAGCCAGTGGCGGATTTCGTCGGTGTCCGGCGTCCGCACAATCTTGAAGAACGCGCCCGGCAACTCCTTTTCGTCGATCTTGAGCGGCACAACGCCGCCGTTATTCTGAATCGCCACGGAAACGAGCTTTCCGACGTGCTTTGACCGTCCCATGGTTCCCAGGAGTCCACGGCAAAGGTGCTTCATTCGCGTCTCAGTGTTGTCGCACGTTTCGGCCAGCCTTGCCAGCCGGTCACGCTCCGCCTTAATGCCCTCACCTCGACGTTTGGCTTGGATGCCAATCCGGGCGAGGCTCTCAAGCATTGACTCGATACTCCCGATCTTGTCCCGATAGACGCAAAGCGCCTCATCCTTGTCCTCATCGGTGATTTCCTCATCCATGAGGATCGCTTCAAGCTCGGTAAGATCTGGCCCTAACATCAGCAAATCAGCTACTTTTCCCATGGGGATACTATTAACACGTATTCAAGCAAAGGCAACAACAAAACCTTGAAATCAAGCGGACTATGCCTCATCTTTCGGCTATGTCACCTATTACTGCTCCGGCCCCGCAAGCGAGGCCACCCCACCCGGCGGACATGGCCCGCACTGATGCTGAAGCTCGCGGAATGACCGGCCCAGCCGAGGCACCCGCCAACCTCAAGCCGTCGGACGATGAAATCCGAAGCATTATGGCACCACGCCACCCGAACGCTTCGATTTCCCTTCCCGCCAATCTCCCGCCAACCTCCGCCAATCTCAACGCCGCGCCCGATGCCCGCGCCGCCGCCGCCGGGGACTCCCTTCCGGGCCGCCGGTTGAGCGAAGACGAGCAACGCTACATCGAGAGCAACCAACCGGCACCACTTCCGCCGGTCGGGAGTGTGGCCCAGCCGCCAGCCGTAGCGCCACAGCGCTCACTACAGACGGAGCCCGTCGATGCGCCCGCCGAAGGTTACATCCCTAGCATCTACCGAGTAGAAGAGGTCGCCCGCGCATTGTTTGTCAGCGGCGAGACTGCTTATTATTCGTTCGCCCGCGCTAAGCTTTTTGACGAAGCGTTCCAGGCATTCGCCGCCGACGCTTACGAGAAAATGAAGTCCAGCGTCGGGATTGCTCTGGATCAAAGCTGTGCCCAGGAAGCCGCGACTGTCGCAGAGGCTCCGGCACCGGCTCCGGCCGCCGAGACTCCGCGCCGAGGCCGCCGGACGAAAGCCGAAATCGCCGCCGCGAATGCCGCCGCCGCCGGGGTCGTCGAAACGGAAACCCCCGAGCCGCTGGCCGCCGAGCCCGCCGCCGAACTCCCCCTCGAAGAGGCTGAGGAGCCGGTGAATCTCGACGGGGACGCCGCCGAAAATGACCTCATCTGAACGAGCGCAGGAAATCACGCTCGCCTCATCCATTGACGCCAGGGATGAGGCGGGCCTTTCCGTCATCCATTCGACCAACCGGCGCGAGAACGTGGTTGCGCAGCTTGGAACAAGGAGGGACGGCAAGCCACCCCTTTCGTGGGCCATCAAGGCGCTTGCCTGTCAGCTTTGGCTAGAGGGGCATACGCACCGGGCCATTGCCCTTGAAATAGGCCAGACGCCGGTTGCTGTCGAAAGCTGGGCGAACCGCTACAAGTGGGGCAAGTTGGCGAAGGCCGCCGGACTTACTCGGAACCGGCCCACGGTAGACATCCACGAAAGCGTGATTGCGATTCGCGACAAGATCGAGCGTGGCGACCTTGCCCTTGCTTCGATGTTCGTCCCGGACTTCGCGCAGGCCGCCGAGGACTTCAAGGACTGGCGCATGAACGCCGTTCAGGGTTTAACTCAACGCTTCGATGAGCTTCAGGCCCAGGACACGCCGGAAACGCAGGTCAATGAGGAGACTGGCGAAGAGGAGCCTATGGACCCGCGAGCTCAACTCGAGTTCGACGCCAAGCTGGCCAAGTCAATTGCCGCCATCGGCAAGGATGCTTTCGGGGCGGTCGGCGCGACCGGCGGAGGCGGAAAACAGAATATCGCGATCTTCCTCGACATCGACGTTTGAGATGGAGAAGGGGACGAGCGCCCACCCGGACGCCGCCCCCTTCAGCCATGAAGAAACGTGAAACAATAGAGATTAACACCGGACCCACATCAAGTCAACGCGAGGTGCAGAAAAAGCGCATCAATCTCAGTGACCAGCAAAGCGTAATCCGGCTCAGTGGCCCGGAAGTTTTCGACGAAGGCCCGGCACCGGGCTTTCAATCGGTGATCGTCCGGCAGTAACTCCGCCCGGTTCAGGATCAAGGCGGCCCGAGAAATCCCGGGCCGCCATTCCATCCACTTAATTTTCTTCATGCCGGTTCCAGCGAGCGAGCGTAAAATCTCATTCTGGTTGCCCTGACGGTGCCGAAATTGATCTCGACCTCGTAAACCTCACCGGGTTGGAGCGGCTCAACGCCGCCGAACTCGATAGGCTCCGGCGTGGAAATCCCCACGACTGTTGCCAGGAAGCCGCCGACAATTGGAATATTGGCGGAGACTCTGACGGTTTGATTGATGGTGAATGTCACGGGGTAGAATCTCATGGAAGGGAAAGCGCGACTTGGAAATATTTACGCTCACGCTTTTTAGTAGTGACTCGCTCCCAATCGGAGCAACGCCACTCCCAACCCTTACCACGGGGCCGCTTGATTGTCTCGGTTCGGATTTCGCACCGGGCGACAATCGTGAACGACTGGTAGTGTCGCGCGTTAGCCTTGTAATCCATAAGCCTAAGCTCAACGCAATCGACCATTTCCCCGTCGCCATTCGGGCGCGGCTCAACCTTCCAGTCGAGTATTTGATACTCACCGGAGAGCCCGTAGCTGGCCGGGAAGAAGGCTACCCGGCGAACAATCTCCGGTTTATCGTGCATGGCGTAAGCCATGAAGCAGAATTCGCCGGACTCAGTAACTCTGGAAACGTCTTTCATAATAACCGTAATGCTAAGCGTGATTTCAAGCGTGAATCAGGAATCCCAACTCGGGCGAGGTTGAAGGCATTGCTTAGCATCGCCGCAAAGCTCGACCTCTTCCCCGTTGTCCGAGTTACCCGGCTCAAGGAACCAATTAAAGTGGTGCGCCAGTCCGACGCACGCCTCACACGGGGAAGCGTAAGGCCCCGCCATGGTTTCCAGATCCGCCGAGAAGTGTTCAGCATCAAGCACCACATCGGCAAAGAACTCGCCGGGCTTTTCTGGATGCTCGGTGACGCGGATTTCCACGGAGCTTTCACCGTCGGAAGCTGAGAAGGTATAGTCACCTTCCCCGATGGTAAACTCCCCGAATTCGGGGCAATCGTCATCGTCGGAAGGGTTGAAGTCGTCGGGATTGTAGGACATGGCTTTACTTTTTGGTTACCAACACGCGAGAATGTTTCTTGAGAGTGACGGTGATTTCACCGCGAAGGGGAAGGGCTTTGCGAAAGGCCGCAGTCGCCCGCTTAATGGCCCGGCCATTGGATGACATCCAATCGGCGTCGAAGAAATCGCCACGGCTGAAGCCGGGGAACTCGATCGACTGCCGAAGGTTGACGCAATCGGCCTTGCTGGTCACCCATTCGGCCTTGCAATACTCACCGGCGGCGAGCGTATGAAGGATCAGGGTTTTTGCGGCGGCGGCGGGCATGACGTTCGCCAGCTTGCGCGGCGCTCGTATCATGGTCATATTGTCAGGGTGATTGTGTTGCACGTTAGTCTTTTTTGATGATCGAGAAAAGGATGGTTGCCACGCCGGTTCCCTCCCGGGAAAAAGCGCCCGCCGGGATCTTCTCCCAGGTAGCCGCCAGCGGCCTCAAAGCACGCTCGCGGTGTTCCGTGTCGAGACAAAGCCCGGCCAGAACGCCGCCCGGCTTCAGGAATTGCAAAGCGTGAAGCGTATGGGCAATGTCTCGGCGCATCTTGAAAGGCGGATTCATCGCCACGGCATCGACCGGCGCGAGAACATCCGGCCCGATACCCAGGAAGTCCCCGCCCACGAGGCGCACACCTTCCCGCTCTTGCCGGTAAAGCTCCGCTTGGCACTCCGTCGCCTGCTCGATGGCCACGCCAGAAGCCCAGCCTGCGAGCGCCAAGGCATCAAGGAGCCGCCCCAGCCCGGCGGAAGGCTCAAGATAGCGCCCGCCCGGCTCCGGGGCAGGGAGAAGGGCCACTAAGCGCCGCGCAAGCTCCGGCGGAGTCTGAAACAGATTGAAAGCGAGAACTGGCCGGGGAGCGGTGCCGTTTTCGTGGCGGCCCCGGATGGCCTCGAACTGCGGGCGCAATGCCGCAAGCCTTTCGCCGCGTTCGTCATTGGCCATTCGTAAATTGTGCAAACGGTGAATTCCTTTCATGGTGTCGTGAATGCTAAGCGTGATTGTCGAAAGCGTGCTTCAGTCGCAGCAACCGCAGCAAGGGGCGTCTTCGCACTTGCCGCGATAGCTCCGCCGCGCTTCCGGATGGCGGCGCGGCGCACGGTCAGAACGGTCTGCACGCTCGGGCCGGTGAATTTCCGCGCCAGAGTTGACGAAATGCTTGATTTGAGTTTCGAGCGTGGCCGCGATTAGGTGCGGGCTTTGCGCTTGCCCGGCATAGCTGGAACACGCGCGGAGGACTTCGAGAGCGCCCTTGTAGACCTCGCTGGACTCGCAAAAGGTCAGCCGGTTTTCTGGACACCATGCGATTTGATCTCCAGCCTTGAACGGTTGCCCGGTTTGAGCGCATACACCCGCATAGAGCGAGGCCATGAACTTAGGAGCCGGGGAAGTGTTGCGGAATTTCTTGCGGTAGGGATAAGGCATAGTTTTAAACGGGCGTTTCTTGCCCATCCTGGCCACCGGAAAGCCGGTGACCAGAACGGAGAGGAACCACGCGAGAGGATCACACGAGCGCCGCGACTGCTTCCGGCGCGGACTCCCAAACGGAAGCGGGCAACGGCTTCTGAGGCTTGTCAGTGATGACAATCACCCGATCCTGATAGATGCACCCGCCAGCAGCACCGACTCGCACCTTGCAAACAGGTCCACCTAGCGCAGTTTCCCGCGCCCGCTCACCGTCGGACCAATAGGCCGAGACCGTGGTGCCAGTCCGGCGAAGTTGTTTGGTTTCACACCGGGAATACGTCCCCTTGGAGCGTTCGGAATATTGCTCTTGCGTCATCCTGGCCACGACCGGCGCGGCCTCGTCGGATTTATAGGCCCGGCGAGCTTCCCGGCGAGAGATCACGCGAGCGTTCCAGAGGGCTTGGAGGCGTTCGGCGTCTGCGTCCGTTGGGTTGATAAGGGGGCAAGCCTCAACCTTCGGTGCTTTCGCTTTCTCGCTCGCAAGTTGCGCCTTGAGTTTCGCCCGGTCATCGTCCGTCGGTGGCGTATAGCTCGACTGACTGAGGCGCTCGACGTTCAGGACTTCGAGGAACCACGCGCCCGGTTCCGCCTTGTTTCCCCAGCGGTTACCCTCACAGCGAACGGTGACCGAAACCACGGCCCCGGTTGCGCTCGATTTGTTCACCTTGCGGATTTGGTAGGGGCCAACATGCCCAGCAACTTCCATTTCCAGGGAGCCCGCCCGCCCGCCTTGCGCTTCCAGCATTTGCTTCTCGTAAGCAATGCGCAAGCGAAGGTGATTCATTGACCGAGCGTGGCCGGTAAAAGCGTACGCTTCGGATTCAGGGTCAATCTTGCCCGCCAGCCAAAGCGCCGCCGCCTCGTGTCCGGTGATCGGGGAAAGCTCGAACGTCAAAAGAGAATGCAGGGAAGTTGAATTTTTTGCAATGTAAGACTCGCCGCAAGTCTCCGGGCGTGGGTGGTGGAAATAGAGCCCGCACCCGCCACGATTGGCCAGATACAAAGCGAGCTTGCCCGCCTTTTCCGCGTCATCGGTGGCCGCAACCACGCCCCAACGCTTGAACTCCAAAGCGTAATCAGCCTCCCAGGATTCGGACTTCCGAAGATCGCTTTCTAGCTTCTTGATTCGGATGGCCCGCACGCCCGGCTTGCAAGCGTGCAAAGCGTGACGAATCACGCCGTCCGTTCGCCGGTGCCAATATTCGGCCCGATCCCAGGAGGACAGAGCGCGACCGGCGGCACGCTCCGCACGTCGCACGCTCGCGCCAGCGGCTCCGCCATTCTGGAAGCCATGCGCCCCGCCCGAGTAGTTCCCAGCGTGGCCCACGGCCTCACTGGTCCGCTTATCGCAATACTCCGCGAAACGCTCCGCCCGGTCGGCGGCCCGGTCGGCGGGAGATTGGTCTTCATCGTCGATGATCCCAGCGTAAGAAATGGCCGTTGACTCCCGCGCGGGCGTCCAGACTGCCACAAAGTCGCAATCTTGCTTAGGTGTTGAAGTCCAACCCTCAGCCCTCAGCGCCTCATATTCGGCCCGAGGAACCCGCCCGACATACAGGCGGATTTTATCATCCTCCGGGCAGTACGTGGCCGCGTTGCTTTCGCTAAACAATTCCGTATTATTCATATTCTCTCTATTTCGTTTGGTTCGTTGGATTACTCCACACTGGCCAGCGCATCCGTCCGGATGGCTGACCAGTCCGGAAAAATCACGCTTTCCAGGCTAGTTGAACCGCTTCCCTCGCATCCGTTCCCGTGTTGGCAAGCTCCCTTGCCAGTTTCTCGCCATCCAGATTCAGCCGGTCAGCCCATTCTGAAACTCTCCAATCAGCGGAGAGAATGGCCAACCGTTGCCGGTAAGACTCAACCCATGAGGATACCCGCCCCCGTGGCCGTTTTTTGTAGACATACGGGGCCACGCGAAAGGCCTCGTTTTTTGCGTCGATTAGAGCTTGTGGAATTTCCATGACCGTTCACCACTATAACACCTATTAATCAGCCTGTCAAACTGATTCCAGCCATTCGGCTAGACGCTTCAAAAAAAGCCCCGCCCTGCGAAGGACGAGACTTAGAAACTTCCTAAATTGGTTTTCCATGGCCGGATGCCTCAGAGCTTTCCCGCTTCCCGCGACTGTCTGAGTTCTTCAACGAGTTCCTCAAATTTCGCCACCGTGTCAGGTAGATCCTTTGGAGTTTCCCGGATGATGAAATCGAACGCTTTCCCGCAAATGTTAAAGCCATCCCCTTTCCATAAATCTAAATGCGTCCCGTAGCCGTCCTGATAGAATGCCGGAAACTCCGCCCGGAAAACTTCTTCCTGATGACGGAAGATCAGCCGCCGGAATGCGGACCCGTGACACGTCCAGAACGCCAGAGAATCGACATCCAGGGACTCACCGGCGGATTTTAGCTTGATCGACTCTAAGAGTTCAACTTCCGGAGCCATAACAAGCCCTACGGACTTTCCGCGCGTTGCGACATAGAGTTCAACGCGGTCACCGCTTGATTCAATCCAATCAACGAGCGCCAAAACCATTGCACCACGTAGGGCAAGCCGATCGTTTGAAACCGTCCAATTGGCTCCCAACTGTGCGCCGATAGTCCAAACTTTAGGCGAACGCTTGCGCGTGAACCGCCCCATACATTCGGGAATGCCGGAAGTGAACCGCCCCATATCCACAAAGGAGCCCGCGACATCGTAACGAGTTGAAACCTTCCGCGCCGCTTGTGTCAATTCAGCCGCCGGAGCCGCTAACCTTGGCGAGTCGGGCCACCCCTTTTCGACAAGATCAACCGCAGACTCAAAGCTAACGCCATGCCATGCGGATTCCGGACTTGCCCAACTTGACTGATAAGGATGGAACTGCTCTTTTCCCGCCAAGCTGGCCAGGAATTCAGACGGGGAATCGTAATTTTTGACAATATGCACGGCGTTAGGATAGTAATTTAGCTTTCACGCTTTCGGCGCATCCCTTGAAAATGAGCATTTCCAGAACATCCGGAACGTCAAAACCAGCTTCCAAAAGCGCCGCGCCCTTGAACGTAGCCCGAGGAGAAGCGATGATGCGTAATTGAAGCTTTTCAGCCTTACGCCGAATGTCCCGGACTTTCTCAAACCACCAATGAAAAGGAGCCGGACAGATCGCCCTTTCCATTACTTCATCATACGGCCAATCCAGAAACGTGAACCTGTCCCGTGTAGCTCCGTCCATTTCACACCGCCCGACATAGGTCGCATTGGCACCCGTTCCGAACGTGTTAGCCGTCGCGATACAGACAAAATCCGGATGTCTTGAAACCATGCCATCGGGAAAGCTACAACGCTTGTTTTCGAGAGCCGAATTCAAAGCGCTGAGGACGTTCGCCGAACCGTTGTCGATTTCATCGGCAACGAACACGCCCCCGAACTCGTAACATTCCCGGAACGTCGTTCTGACATAGCCGGTTGCATTCACAAAGCCGAAAAAGGCCGTTTCAGTGGTTTGCTCGCATAGGCTAAGAGAGCCCGCAGACAGCCCGAGAAAGTCAGCGGTTTGAAATGCCGTTGAAGTCTTGAACGAGCCCGCCGGACCTACTAAATAGGCGTGTTGCCGCGCCCGGATGATTTTCAGAAGCTTTTCGAAGCGAAAGTGAGTTAAGCCCGCGCTCTTCACCGTCCCATCTTCCAGCTTAGCAACCAAGACTTCCCGCTGAGGCGTCAAGCTGGCCAGCTTGTCCCGCATTGCGTCAAGCTCCGCTCGTAGCTCTCCAATCGCTTGCTCCGCTGTCTTCCCATCCTTTTGCGCAATCCACGGATTCAAGGCACTGGCCAGCAATTCAGCCAATGAATCCTGATGACTTGGCGGAGAGTAGGGAGCCGAAAGCGTAGAAGTCGGAGCTTGCACGCTTTCACCATCGGAGCTTCCGGGGCGGGATCGCTTGGTATATGTCCGAGTTTCGAATTGTTTTGGATCTATTCCCCTGGCATCAAGGATTCCGTCACAGGTTTCGGAATTCATGAAAGCAATCGGGCCGTAGCCGTTTAGGGTGATTTTCCCGGAGCTTACAAGCTCCCGAATTGCATCCCGTTTGCGCTCAATTGGAGCTTTTCCGCGTGTTTTCATAGTGTCAGGCGGAATGAATCCGAATGAAGTCTTGCGCGCTTTCAATGGTTTGAATTTGCCGCTCGTAGGAGCCGTCACGGTAGCTTTCCCGGATTTCATAACCGCCGGTGTTCCAGCATTCTTGAACCCTAACTTTCAGATTAGGGTAAATCTCCGAAATCTGCCGAGCGAATTCCCTCGCCTGTTTGCGGCTCAAACCGCCCTCTTTGATTTTTCTCATGATTTTGACTTTCTGTTAGGGTTTCAATAGTCGAACGCCCACGACATCCGGCCCGTTTGAATCCGGCCCGGCCTTTTCGCACGTTCGGCATTTTCCGGGACAAAAGCCCAATTCCCTCCGATTCGAGTTTTAATGATGGTTTTAGCAGGTTTCCCTGCTCCGTTTGCTTGCGTGTTTTTCTTCACAAGCGGATATTAACACCTATTAACACCTATTCAAGCAGTTTCTTGATAATCCACGCTTTTTAATACTTTTCCCCGATGGCGGCCACGCTTTCACGCTTCGACCTATGCTCATTCAGCATCAAACCGGCCTTTCCTATACTTGAACGGTATTGAATTTTAATGGCAGGAAAGCGCGATTTTAGGGCTCAAAATTTTCCGCTTGAACGCTCAAGCTCCCGTCTTTGAGCGTTCAAGATGATTTCCTTGATGGCTCAAATTGCCGGCAATGGCGCTTGATGGCTTTTAAGCCATGTTTCCCGGTGTTTTCATGGCTTGGCGGTAATGATGCCGGAAAGCGTGGAGTGAGCGTGAAAGCGTGATTTAACGGGGAAAGCGTGGCCGAATTCGGACACGGTGAAAGCTCCTCCAAGGAGCTTGAAAGCGTGGCAAAGTGGGAGCTTGGAAGGATGGGAACTGGATGGCGACGGTTGACCGAGCTGGTTTTTTGTTTGGATGATGGACGAATAGGGGGACAGGGATTTACGGGGTTGATAGGCTTAGCATCTTGGTAACCCGACCAATTTAGTAGGGAACTCGGTCACCTTGCATGGCCGAAATATGGGCCAGCATCTTGGTTAAAGCGATCAGACACGGCTCAAATCCCGCAGCGTGTCCCATGGTCAAGCTGGAAAGCTCCTAGCGCACCCTTGAGGGCTTTAAACCCTGTTAGAGTAGTGTTCAATTGAATCGCGGCTATTCATTATGGTTGTTGTCCGAAGTTATAACACGCATTCGGCGGATCGGATTCGGCCCGCCCTCCTATCTGCTTTCCCGGTTTGCCATGCCACCGATTACCGAGTGACCCTAAGCCACGCTTGCACAGGACTCTCGTTAGCGGGACTGTCTGAGGTGGGCTGAGGTGCATCGGTTAGGCCACCCCACCGGGGGCACCCCCACCCGCCCCCGGCCCCGGCTCCGCGCGGGGAGAGCCTCACGTCACAAAATACGCCCATTTCCATCCTAACACTGCAACTATTTCCCGCCTGGAAACGGTTCCCTCTGGCCGCGTAATAGCGACGCCAGTTTTCCAGGCGCTCCAGTCCCGCCCCGGCCACCCGGCAGAAAAAAATCACCCGTGGAAATCGCGCTCACAGCAAACAGGTGTTGACCCGTTGCCGAATGGTGTTACAATCACGGTCATGAAATACGGTGACTATGTGGAACTCGCGGCGGCCTTCAAATCCGGCGAACTCGGGAAGGGCTATTTGCTTGTCCTCGATAAAGGCGGCACTGAGAATACACTAACCTTCTACGACCCGGACCTTTCCGAAGAGGAAAACGGGCGTCGCCAGGATGAGTGCGCTGAACTTTTTAACCCTGATTTCGGTGTCGAACCGATGCTTGAGGCGCTTGGAATCCCGTTCGAGTGGGCCTGACGCCATGAAAGTCATTATCGAAGACGCCATCGGGCTCAAGGGTTTCCGCGAAATCCCGGAAATGACCCGGGAGAACATCTGGCCCACGATCAACATCCCGATCATTCACGGGGAGTCTGCGCTACGGCGTGGCCGGAAGCCTCCAATCGTAATTCCAATGGTCGGCGTTCGGTCGCGGCGCTTCGACCTCGTGAAAGGCGAAGCCTTCGACATCACGCCCCATTACCGGGAACATATCAGCGAATAGGTGTTGATCTTTTCCGCAAAGGTGTTATCTTACCGGCCATGGAAGATAGAATTGAACTCAATGGTGGTCACATGCAACGGCGGCATCATGCGGTCGGCTGGACCCTACACGACGAAGACGAGAAGCTGATCTGCATCGTGCCGGTCGAGAACACTGGTGGAGCCAAGGAAATTGGCATCGACGTTCTCTCGGCAATCCAAGCCGCGTTCAAGGCCGGTGAAGCCGCCGGAGCTTCTACCGAGCGCCGGGCCATCACCTACGGCGTCAAGGTCTTTTGCCGAGCGCTTCAACTAGATTGAATCCACCGATGGACCCGAAGAAAATCCCAGCCAAGGGAGAAATTCCCCGCCCGCCATATCCAGCCGCCGCCTACAATCCGCCGATGGCCTCGCCGCCACCGGCTCCCCGGCCAGTCATTACCTGCGCTTACTGCGGCCACGAATATCCCGAGGGAACGCCCGCGTTCCAGCATGAGCAACTCACCATGCACATTCGGATTTGCGACCAACATCCGATGCGCAAAGCTGAGGAACGGATTCGTGAACTTGAGGCGAGACTCGCCGCCCGCTCCGCCGTCGGCTGGCGTCCAATCGCCACGGCTCCGAAAACGTCAGTCTCGATCATCGTTTGGTGTCCGGAAAACCGCTGTCAATTCATGGTGTCGTGGCACCGCGAGGACGGCTGGCTTATTTTTGGCCCCGGACGAATGAAGCTCGATTGCGTCCCGACCCATTGGCGGCCTTGCGCCCCGAGCCCAATCCTTGAATTCAAAACCCCGGAAGCGTGAGTCACGATCTCAACATTGAAGACGAGCGCCGGATTGCCGACCAACTCGCCCAGCTTGAATGCTCCGAAGTCGTCGCGCTTCACGCTTCGCCTAACCATGAAGCTCGCCCGCCGCGAATCGTCATCGTTGACCGGCCACGGCTTCCAGCTTCACCGCTGGCGCTCATGACACTCATGGCCGGTTCCGTCATGGCCGGACTGCCGGATTCAATCGGGCCGGTCTACACGCTCCAGCCGTCGCCGCCGATGCCAAAATTCGACCTTGGCGGCTATGCGCCTTGCGTCCGTGGCCGCAACCGGGAGCGCAAGGCCGGGGAACCGTTCCAAGATTCAAAGGGACAATGGTTCCAGAGAATCAAAGGAGGAATCAGAAAAATTCAGCCGCCTTCGGCGGCGCTCAGTGAGGAACAGAAAGAAGAAAATGGACCTGAATAAACTCGCTCAAGAAATCCACGCCGGAAACCACAAATGGTGGCACGACCCGGCCACCGGCCAAAAGCTCGAACGCAACAAGGGTGAGCTTCTCTGCCTCATTCATTCCGAGATTTCGGAAGCGATGGAGGGCGAGCGCCGGGGATTGATGGATGACAAGTTGCCGCTCCGGCCCATGGCAGAAGTCGAACTTGCGGATGCGCTCATCCGAATTCTCGATTACGCCGCCGGATTCGGCTACGACATCGAAGGAGCCGTGGTGGAAAAGCTCGCCTACAACGCCATCCGCAAAGATCACACGCACGAAGCTAGGGCACAAGCCGACGGCAAGAAGTGGTGACCAATCGGGCAAGTCGAAACATCGAGCGCCCTCGGTGCCGCCGGAGCACATTTGCAAGCCCGCGAATCGCGACGCGGGCATCCGGCAACTTTCTATAAAGCCATGAAATTCCCAGACCTACCCTACTACATCGTAAACGAAATCGACCGGCCTTGCGAGCGCCTCATTGCGCAAATGCAAGTGGACGGAACGCTCAACTACGTCAACCCGGAGATGCGCGGGAAAAAGCAGTATCTCGGGATGAGCGCCGACGATGCCACGCCGGTTGAGGATTTCGGAATCACCCTCACACTCCACAAGAACGGCCTGCGCGGGTCGCACGATCCGGAGAAATCGGAGGCCACCTACAAGGACGGCAAGGAGCGCCGCTGGCAAGGCTCCCGCGAATTCTGGTTCCCCCTGGCATGAAAATCTGCATCCAGCAAGGCTACGAGGGGCGCGAGCGTACTGCCGTGATTCGCTACGCTTTACAAGAGGGAATCCAGATCCACGTAACGCCGGAGCCGTCTTGCGACTCGATCCCGGTTGGCACCGTGGAGTTCTGCCAACAAATCTTCGGCAAGCATCGCGTGGACTTCTATCCGGACATCTTTCCACTCGGCCGAAGCGTCTTCTATGCGGACGACAGGCGAAGCATTCTCACCGCCGAGTTCCTGGCCCTTCGCACAGGTAGCGGCGTTTTCGTGAAGCGGGCGGGCGTTTGGAAGGATGAGAATCACCCGGCCCGGGTTTTCCGGCAAGAGAAGATCACCACGCCGCCGCCGTTTTGGTATTCGACTCCCGTTGTCTTTGTTGAGGAATGGCGGCTCTACGTGTTGAATGGCCAGATCCTCGCGGCGGCTTGGTATGCGGGCACGGACGAGGATGCCGAATTGCAGGATTTCCACCTTGGCCGGATCGGGCGCGGATTCCCCCGGAACTTCTCCGGAGCTGTAGACATCGGCCTCACCGACAAGGGGAACTTCCTGCTTGTCGAAGCCCAACCGCCGTTCGCCTGCGGATGGTATGGCGAATCCGAAGACTTCGCGCTCTACGGTCGGTGGATCGTGGAAGGCTGGCAAAATGCCGAGTGGTGGAAGGATGACCCAAGGGTCGTATGAATGCCGGGGTCTGCTCTTCATTCTGCCATCCTGACGAACCATGCTCCATCACGGAGGATGGAATTTGTGACGCGAGACGCCCAGCTACAAAAACCATGAGTGACACGCCCCCACCAGTCTACCGGATTCCAGCCGGAACCGTCGTCGCCGTGTCCCCGGCGGAAGAAAAGCTCAGCTTTAAATCCCACATCATGCGCCGCGACCTTACCGCCGCCGCCATGGATAACGGCTACGGCCTGCCGGTGACTTGTCTCGGGATGGCCTTCTTCGAGGTGGATGGCCGAATCATTCGGGTGAAGCGCCGCCTACTTCGGAAGCCATAACACCACTTGACGCATCACGCTTAGGTGTTACTGTTGCTCGATATGAAATACTTCATCGACCTTGAATTCATGGAGCTCCCCGGGACCATCGAACCGCTCTCGCTCGCAATTGTAGCCGAAGATGGCCGCGAGTTTTACGCGGAGGTGAGCAACGCCGCTTTCGCGGAGGCGAATGAGTTCGTCCGGGAACGCGTCATTCCGAATCTTTGGGGCTATCAGGAGAAAAAGTGGGACGAGTTTTGCGGCAAGCGTGGCCGGGGCGGTCTCATGCGTTTTCAGGACGTCTCCAGGAAGGTTCTCGAATTTATCGGGCCGGACACCGATCCGGTGTTTTGGGGTTACTATTGCGCCTACGATTGGGTTGGATTCTGCTGGTTCTTTGGGGCCATGATCGACCTTCCGAAAGGCTGGCCGATGTACTGCCGCGACATCAAGCAGCTTTGCGACGGCATGGGTAATCCACGGCTCCCAAAATCGCCGGAAACGCATAACGCCCTGGACGACGCCCGCTGGGCGAGTCGCGCCCTTTACTTCCTTGAAGGGCTTGCCTATGCTCGCCAATCCTTCGCGGACGACAAAGACGCCGAATCATGACAGCGATTCTCACCGACCGCACCATGTGGCACCTTGACGAAGGGCTGGCGCTCTGCCGGGCAATCGAGAAGGTTTGCCCTCGCTTCGGATACCACGTCGCCCTTACCGGCGGCCTGCTTTACCGGGGCGGGCTCCGCAAGGATGCCGACATTCTCTTTTACTCGATCCGCAATGAGACCACCGATCAAGACGGCCTGTTCGTCGCGCTCAAAATCACGCTCGGAATCGAGCTTGTCGAGCATCATGGATTTGTGGTCAAAGCCATGATGGGCGTGAAATCCATCGACTTCTTTTTCCCGGAGCATGACGACGGCGAATACGGCGAAGATGGCGAGGACGATGAGGATACCGAGTTCGTTGAATTCGAATCATGAAAGTACCAGAGCAATTCAGGCTGGCGTTCCTTCCAGGCTCCCGCTGGACTCACGTCGCGTAACCATGGGCCGGGCTTATCAACAGGTAACCGAAATTGGGCCGGGCGGGTGGAGCGACTGGATCGCCCCGGCGGAAAGCTACCGGATGGCTTGCTGTTCATGCGGGCTTGTCCACGATTTGCAGTTTCAGGCCGTTCCTGTGCTTGCTGACCACGGGAACGGTTTATGGACGCCAGGAGAGGCAATCGACCGTGATAAAGTCCGGGTGCTATTCCGCGCCCGGCGAAACAACCGGGCCACCGGCCAAGTCCGGCGACACAATAAACGGCGCAAAGCGTGATTCAGGAGCCGGGGTTAGACTCCTCAAGGAGTCCGGCCTCGTGCATGGCCTCAATGTGCTTCCACCATAGCTCGGAGCATTCACGCTCCCAGCATGTCTGACAGACCGTTCCGCCGTTCCGGCTTGGCCAGTGGACATCATCCACGCCCATACCGGCCTTGCACCCGTCGCACGATGACGGCCTCAGCGCGAAGCTGAACACGCAGTAGCCGGGAGCGATGGCGTGGAAGTTCTCGCAGGCCATCTTGTAGGTAATCCACGCTTCGATATAGCGCCCAGTGTAGCCGCCGCCCTTCCCGCCGGTCTTGTCCGACTCGAACTCGCAGAAAACGACCTTGTTTCCGACTTCAAACGGCCTGTCGTTCAGCCGGATCTCGAAGGTTTTCTGTCCAAGCCTGACCGGATCGAAATAAGCCGGGTGGATCTTGAGATTGTGGGTCATGCTGAGGGTTTGCCGAGTTTCACCGCGAGTTCCCGGCACCGCTTGGCGTCTGGGAGCGTACGCTTTCCGGAGGCGCACTCGAAAAGCTCGATCTCCACGGCGGCCCGGCGGTTCATCATCTCCGCAACCCATCCGGTATCCACGGACTCGCGGGCGGCGGCGGCAGTAGCGCGGGCGCAGATTCCGCCCAGTTGCCAGTGGGTCAGCCCCTTGCTGGCCATCCAGTCCTCCACGCTCTCAGCGGCGCGGAGGATGCACTCCGGGACCATCACCAGCCCGTTGCGCGTCATGATCGTGACTCTCACCCCTGGAAGCCCCGCCGGTGTCTCCACGGGCTCCGGATCGGGGCCGTCGATCCAATAGGTGAAGCCAAGAACACCAAGCCTCGACGTTCGCCTCGCGTGTTCCTCGATAGCCTCCTCGCGTGTATCGCAAGGTTGCGCGATGAACGCATCCCCGTCCGGCCCTATCCCCATTACTGCCCATGGCTTATCCATCCTTCACGATAACACCTATTAAGAGAAAGTCAATCACCATTCGACAAGGAAGCCGGTGAATGACGGCATCTTGAAGTATTGGCGGATCTCCACGGCGTTTTTGAAGCCAAGGGATTTGGCGAAACACTCCGAGCAAGGGTGCATTTGCGCTTCCGGGTGGCCGGTGGCCAGGGAAACCCCGTTGGCGTCGATGAAAACGCCGGTCACCTTCTTGATTTCGGCCTTTTTCACGACCATCTTACTACCCTTTACGTTGACCGTGCAGGCGATCGCGTCGCCGGGGCGTGGATCGTTGCCAGCTTTCTCGATCAGGCCGATTGTTTTCGTGCCGGAGAAGAGTTCATCTTCCAGCCGGTCGGGGAATTGCACAAAATGAATAGGTTTTTCCATGATTATTTCGTTAAAAGTTTCCCAGCGATTCCAATTGCGGCCCCGATCAAGCCGCCGGGCGTGGTTTGGGCCTTCGCTGTCGTGCCAATGAGGCCGTTGTTGCTGATTTCGGCCCGAAGGCCGATCGAAACCGTTCTCTCCCACCTGCCGTCAGGGTATCGGACGGTTCGAGAGGTGAAGCAAGAGCATTGACCGGCGGCCAAGATGAGCGTAAGCGCGATTCTGAGCGTGGTTTTCATTCGATGATCCTCGCAATGTGCTTGGCTGGCGCTCCAAGGTCACCAATCTCTCCGTTGTTGTCCACGGAGATGGTATGAAGACCTTGGACGCTCCACCAAGAGCGAGTATCACCCTTGAATGTGGTCCCCTTGCGCAGCATCCGAACTTGAAGACAGTTTGAAAGGCCGACACAATTAATTACCGGCTCCGCCTCCTGCCGGAATCCGGAATCCGTGAGGATTAGAGCGCCATCAGCAAAGCAAATGAAGTTGGCCGCGCGAGCCAAGAGCGCATTCCCGAAAGCCTCAGCGCCCAGTGCAGGCTTGATGAACTCTTCGCTGAGCTTCTGGTAAAAGACGCGCAAAGACAAGCCCCCGAGAAAGGGGCAGGGCTCGTTTTTGAGTTTCTCCCGATAAAGCCTGAACTTCTCCTGGGACGGGAAAAGCGGCATGGCCATATCGTCGAGAAGCCGGGCAAACTTGTCGATGACGGCCCGGCGGCCGGGATCGAGCGCCGCCAGGATGGCATTGCCCATGGTATCCTTGCCGCTCCCTGGTGGCCCGACTATGAAAATTACTTGAGTCATTTCGTTTTTCTTCTGGTTCTGATTTTTCGGCGGATGAAACGGAAATAATGAAGCAACACGGCCAGGATCGAACTACCATAAATGGCCCAGATTGCCAGTTGCGGAATTAGCCACGGCGAGACTTTCACACTTCGGGCCGGAGTAAGACTTTCTCCCCCTTCGAGTTCGGCCGCGCAAGCTGACCGAACGGCCCGCGCACCTTGCCACCAAGATCAAACCTGACCATGGCAAGCTCCAGGCCGCCGGAGTAAATCTTGCCCTTCATGCCGTGGCGCGGATCGCCGGGACAGTCGATAACAACGCGCTGGTCGATGCCGGGCTCAACGGTGCCGGGATCAACAATCATCGTATCCACAATGTCATCGAACTGTGGCCCCTCCAGATTGAGTTTTGAGATTTCGAGAAACCTCCGAGGGTTGAGTTTCCGGAGAGTCTCGTAACGGAGCCAGCCATGGGCAAGCTCGGTTGGATTGCGAGACGTCAGCGCCTCGGTGATTTTAGTTGCAATGCTCATAAATTAGTTAAGGCCGATGGTTTGGAAAGTCTCGTATTCTTTCGGTAGGTGCATCACGCTCAAATCGGTCACCGGCTCCGGCCCGACGTCTGAAAGAATCCATCCAGGGTTGGAGACGTTCGAGGGATGCGCCAAGAAAATCTGGTTTACAAACGTCCGATACCACCGGAAGCCGTCATGCAGAATGGCATGATTCGCCCGCGCCAGCAGAATGTAGGCGTGAAGCTCTTCCTTCGTGAATCGGTGGCATGGCGGAGGCTTCAACATGAAACGTGCTTCCAGTGTTGGCGGTTACGGATGCGAAAAGCTTGCGTACAGCTTATGCCGAACTGTTTACCGATTGCGCGGAGAGTTCCAACGGCTGAGCGGATTTCCCGAATGTCATCATCGGTGAGCTTGGCCATCTTGTTTACAACCCCGCGATTACTCCGCCCCTTGATGACGCAATCCGCCATGTTGTCGGCATTTGTCCCGAGAAAAAGGTGATCCGGGTTTACGCAAACAGGGTTATCGCAACGATGGCAGGCGTGAAGGTCGCCAGGATTTCTTCCGGCGATCATCAAGGAGACTCGATGGGCGGCATACGCTTTATTTCCAATGGAAAGCCTGCCGTAACCCCTGCTGTCTTTTGCTCCAGTCCACTCCCAGCAACCATCTGTCTTGCGGACCTTTGCGAAAAAGTTTTGCTTATTTTGTTCGGTTATCTTCATGACTCGATTTCCTCATGCTCGCCGTTCAGGTAGGCGGTGATTCGTGCTGCGGCCTCCTCCCAGCCGTAAGCTACGGCGGTTGACCAACGCTCTGCTTCAAAGCGTGCAATCACGTTCAGTTGAGCCTCTGAAATCACGCTCCGCTTCCGGCGCTTCAACTCCAGCGCCAAGCCGTGCCGCCCTCTGCAAGCCCGGATCAAGAGAAAATCGGGAGCGCCGGGAAGTAAGCCTTGCCGTTTGAGCGCCGCCCCCTGCCGGGCGGATCTTTTACCCTCATTCGCGCAGTGGAGAAAGAGAATCCGAGGATGAGTCAATCTCATCCAGCGCACGAGACACTCTGCCTCGTGCGCTTCGGTGGGCGGCGCTGCCCTTCGTTTCGGTGATTCTGCGTCCACGCCGAGGAGTTTAACACCAGTTCGGATTTCGTCAACACCAGCCTTGGAAAAAGCGGAACCGATTGACAAATTGAATTTCTGTGCCAACTTTACTGTAAGTTAAAGGTTCAACGCACCAAACCTTTCAAAAAGAGGTGCAAAAGTGGCAGACCCTTTGGACTGTCAACGCCGCTTGTGGGCGTTTAAAGCCGGTTGGATCAGATGCTCGCAGGCGGAAACTCCTGCAAAGGCAAGTGTCGCACGCCTGAAACAAAAGGGAGGTGAGACCAGAAGGGAGAGATACCCCGAATGCCGTCCGAGTATTGGTTTGCTTCCCGGTGCAAGTTCGCGAGCCCTAGTCCATCAAGCAAGCCAGGGGGTTCTCCCATGCGTCATTTCCAAAACCACCGAAACCTGAGAATGGACGGCGGCGGAGGAAGAAATCCGAAAACCAAGTAAATCTTTTGGGGGTCGGGAGCGCGCAGGGGGGTATTGCAGTAGACCTAATTTTGTCGTGTACGCGAGTCGCGGCGGGTGAGCTTGACTCGTTAAAGCGGTGCGCCTAATAGGTGTTGACAGGATGCAAAAAGGTGTTACAGTGAGCGCTATGTCCAACGAAGCCAGCCTCGATTTCAGATTGCCAGATGACGCCGACATCTTCGCCAGCGTCCGCCGCACCCCGGCGGAGCCGCATCGCGTCCCGCATAAAACCTATCACTGCATGGCCCAGTGCGGCCCCGATTACACCGAGCGCAAGCAACCGCTGAGCGCCGTGGAAATTCGCGACCCGAAAGTCCCACTGCCGCGCCAAAAAATCACCGGGCTCTACGAATATTGATTTGCGCCCCGGAAGAACTCGATTATTTTTCCGCCATGCCGCTCGCCCCAAAACTTTTCAAAGTTACGGGGTTATCTGCCGAAAACCAAGTCATCTATTCCGCCATCATGGACATCAAAGCCGCTCTCGAAACCATCAAGGAAAACCTTAGCGTTGCCTTCACCGAACTCACCACGACCGTCTCCGATCTCTCGGGCAAGGTTGCGGACCTCACCAATGCGCTTGCCGTCGGGCCGGTCGCAGTCACCGAAGACGTCAAGCAACTGCTCGAAGACGTGACCGTTCTCAGCGCCAAGCTGGAAGCGATCGTCCCGAATGCAATCTCGGCTGTCGCTGATCCTGTCCCTACTCCGGACGCTCCTGTCCCGGCCAGCGAAGCTCAAGCGCCCGTCGAAGTTCCTGTCGCATCCGGTGAAGTTGCTCCCGAAGTTACCCCGACTCCCGAGCCCCCGGTGACCGATCCCGGCACCGAGCCTCCGCAGGTCAACTAACCCGCTCTATCAACACCATAACGCTTGTTTGACGCGCCACCGTTAAGCAAGGAAGCCCGGGGGACTGAAATCCTCCGGGCTTTTTTGTTTTCTTGACCCAAAGAACTCTAGGCGTAATAGTTTCCGACGTGGCAAAGAAAACAGTCGAAGAGCGTATCGCGGAAGCTATCCGAATCCACCCAACCAAGACGCCAGCCCAACTCGCGCGGAACCTCCTGGGAATCAAAACGGAGGACGTCTTCAACTCCCAAGCGTGGAAGGATGCTGGACGCTTCACTCCGGAGGAATTGCTCCGCCGCTCAATTGCGGGCATGTCCACGCCGATCACGCCGATCACGCCGGTCAGCGCCGATCACGCGCCCCACCTAAAGCCCGGCCACTGCGTTGCCGACTTCCTCAAGGCCAACGATCCGGAGAAGCTCATCGAAGCCGGGATCGCCAAGTATCTCTCGAAGCCTGGAACCTACTATCCAGACGCGGAATTCCGCGAGCTGTGCAAGGTCCACGTTGGACGCTGGCGGCGATTTGCCGATCTCCAGAAGTATGAGAAGTATCGCTTCGTTCGCGGCAAGCACAACAACTGGGCGCACCCGGACGACGTGGAGAAAATGGTTTCTGCGGTTGGACTACTCTAACACTTACTCAAATGGCGGGCGAATCAATTGAAGGGTTTTCGGAAAAGGTTGCCGACGAATTGCGGCGCACTCAGCGGGACGAGCTTTCCAAGAAGGACGGCAGAATCCGAAAGCTTCAGCGGGAGGTGTCGGCGCTCACGAAAGATCGAGACGATCTCCTCGGGAGCCTTGAAGACCTTCGGGCGCTCACCTATCCGCCACCGGCCTCAACAAACCCCGCCAATCGCCGCAGGAAGCGCGACAGGCTAAGGGTCATCATTCCGGACGTTCATGGAAGCCAAATGGACCGATCCGCTATCCTGGCCCTACTGGCAGACGTTCGGACGCTATGCCCGGATGAAATCGTCATCATGGGCGATCTCGTTGAGTGCGGTGGATTCCTCGCCAAGCATCACGTCCTTGGATACGTGGCGCAAACCGCCTACACCTACGAGGACGATCTTGCCCAGGGAAACTGGTTCCTCGATGAGTTGGCGAAGGCGGCTCCGTCGGCTTCGATTATCTGGATCGAAGGGAACCATGAAGACCGGGTTGAGCGTTGGTGCGTCGATGTGGCGATCTCCAACGGTCGCGAAGCTGAGTTTCTGCGCCGGGCGTTCTCGCCTGAATTCTTGCTCAAGGCCAAGGAGCGTGGAATCCCTTACTATCGCCGGAGCGTGATTCACAACGTCACCGGCTTCCCTGGTTGGCTGAAGATTGGAAAATGCTTCTTCGTCCACGAGCTTGCCGGTGGGAAAAACGCGGCCATGGCCAGCCTCAGCGCCACGGCAGGAAACCTCTGGTATGCCCACACGCACACAGAAGCCACGGCCACGCTCAATCTTCCAGGGATCGGCTTGGTAAAGGCTTCCAATCCTGGGTGCCTCTGCTTGACTCAACCCCTATGGCGTCACACGCCGCCGACGAATTGGTCGCTTGGCTACGGCACTCAGTTTATCTCGAAAAACGAGAACTTCCTGAATCTCAACGTGCCGATCATTGATGGAGCTTCCATGCTCCGGAATGCCCTCAGATAAAGAGAAAGGGCCGGGCCACCCCCGCGACCCAGCCCTTTCAACGTCACCGGAACGGGTGACAAATTACCCCTCGATAGTCAAGGGCGGCTCCGTGGGCCTTTCCTCAGCGGCCTTTTCCATGGCCTCGTATGCCGCATTCTCGGAGGCCAAGTCTTTCATGACTTCGAGCGCGAATCGCTTCATTGCCCGATCACCGAGCCTAGCTCCTACCTTGCTGGAAAGGCGTTCGAGCGTGACGATTCGCAGGTAGGCGAATTCCGAGAGATGGTCCCCGGCGACGGCCCGCTGGCGGAGCGCCTCCATTTTCATGATCTCCAGTTGCCGCCGGTCGAGTTTGATCTCCGGTTGATCCGGCTGGCCCTGCTGTTCTTGTTGGTCGTTTTCCATATTGTATTGAGCGTGATTTACGTTGAGCGTGATTCAGCGTGGCAGCGCGGCGCGGACGGCGCAATCCTTGGCTTCGAGAAGTTTCCGAAGCGCGACTTGCGTTTCGACCGGACAGGCTCCCTTCTGGGTGACGAGCTTGTAAGCGAGAACCTTGAACGGTGCGCTGATCTCCTGAAGGAACTCGGGGAGGTGGCCGAACTCGAAGAAGCGAAGGAACTCCGCATGGATTCGATTGTCTGGCCTCACGTCCAAGCAGACGTTCGCCGCGAGGAACTGCTTGGCCGGACACCATGAGGTGTAACCGTCCGGGTAGACGACAACGAACCCTTCGGTTGCGTCTCGTTGAGCGGATCTGGCCTTTACGATCTTGAAGGCCCCAAAGGTGGCCATCGGGTCGAGAGGAAGCGGCGTTTCAGAAGGGAGCGGTTTGGTTTCGCTTGGATTCATACTGTGTTAGTCTTGTTTTCAACTCAGGCAAAAAGCGATCCGCCCAAGTGTCCCGGACGGCTTGAAGGGCTTCGAGGTGTTCGTCCGGGCGAAGCATGTTGATATACTCAGGCCGGTCCAGCCCGAGACGTCCGGCCCACTCGCCGGGCGTGCGGTATTTGTAGTGGTTGAGGCGGAGGAAATCAGCCGACGGGAAGCTGGTTTCCGGTGACGACATTCCCCTGATTGCGCCTGTCAGGGATTCAACGGTATCGACAACGTGCAGGCCGTCGATGAGGCGCTCGCCGGGATCGTGATTGCAGTAGCGGCGGCCATGCGCTTGCGGCTTCTCGATGGTCTTGAAGAACCGATTCCATCCCCAGTCATCCGCCGCCCGCCAGCGGCACCGCTCGATGATGAGACCTTCCTCTTCTCCGGCCCCGTAGTTACGCCAGTGAACAGCGGTTGCAATGGTCCCGAATGGCATGGTCTTAAGCGGGATCTTGACCGTCAGGGAAAACACCGGCTCAAGGAATTCGTCGTCGTCGATGTTGACGAACCAATCAGCCTCCGCATTGATGGCGATCTCGCGGCCAATGTTGAGACAGGTAATCATGAGCGGATCATCTCCCGGCTTCCAAGAAACCTCGGTCACCGAATCGAGAATCCCTTGGCGGAGCAACTCCGCATAGACGGCTTTGCTCTCCGGCTTGGAAGCGTGATCGAATAGATGGATCTGGTCCCAGCCGGTCAGCTTGTGGAAAATCGCCCATTCGGCAACATGGTCCCCGGTGTCCCGTTGCAGTGTCATCATCACGGTCTTCATAGATCGCGTGATGATACGACATAAACACCTGTTCGCAACCCTGACCTTTTGAGTTTTTCGGCAATCGTCGTCGCCTCTATGAGGAGGTGATCGGTGGGCCGTGACTTGCTGGAAAGATTGTAGCGATCCGCCGCCTCGGACTGAGTAAGCTCGATCTGGATGGAGACGGAGATGCGGCGCTCCTTCCAGTCCGGCGGAATCCTTGCGCCGCGCACCCGGTTTCCCTCTTGGGAGAAAGCGTAGATGAGCGCCGGTCTCTTGCCGACTCCCTGGTTGAGCGCCGCCGCAAGTTCCGACTGGGCCGCCTCAGTGAGCGTGACGGCCACTCGGTACGCTTCGTGGAGCGTGAGTCTCTTCTGATCGTAAAGCGACTCGATCTCCGGCACCGCCTTTTTCCGGATGCCGCGCTCCCGCCTGATCTTGTGAATAGACTCGCCCCTTACTTCGGCTTCTTGCTCCAGGGTGAGTCTTTTCGCGAATTGCGCCGCGACCAATTCACGCTCGTCTTTAGTGAGTTGCCGCCGGGCGATGTTCTCCGCCAGAATCCAGGCGATGATGGCGGATTCCTTGCAAGTGTAGATTACGGAATCCCACTTCAGGCCCATCCCTTTCATGAGGTAGATCCGGTGCCTACCATCGACTAAGAAAATCTCCTCACCTACACTCTCGCGCCAGTAAGCAACCGGGTTTTGCTGCCCGAGTTCCTTAATGGATTGAGCGAGAAGCCGAATCGAATCCTTGCTCGCCACGGGAAGCAGCCTGCAACACTCGTGAGCGTTCGCCGCCGCCTCCACGGCCTGCTCGTAGGGGAATGGCTCCGGTTTGCCTAAGTCGTATTTCATATTGCTTGCTCGACTTCCTGCTTATTGCCCTTGAGTCCGTCGATGATGCTCCTGGCCGCGTCAAAGGACACGCTCCCGGCTCTCGGGACGCCCTTCGACTCCATGAATTGAACTTGCTTCAGGGTGGCGAGGCGCTTCTCTGAGCGATCATTGATGGCCTTGATGATCGACGCCGCCGCGCCCTTGCTGGTTGCAAGCTGGATCGGGTAGCCGTGCTTGCGCAGGAATTCAAGTTGTGCCGAAGTGGGCTCCTCACGCTGCCAGTCGTAACGGTCAACGTGCTTTGCGACGGCCCAACCGAGAATTGGAGCAAGATCCGCGAGTGATTTGAGCCGGTA